AATATAAAGAGCAGCAACTAAAATTAGCAACTGCTCAGGTATGAAACTTATTAAATTATCCATATATTTTCCTCCTAATTAAAATAGACCTCTCTGTATTGCAAATATAAAGAATCCTACAAGTGTTGTAATCATTGTTCCAATTAGCCATTTAAGCATACTTGTGAGTGAGTTTAAATTCTCACATAGTGCCTTTAACTCTGCCTTAGATTCTATATTTGCTACTTTTAATTCATCTATTTCATCATTATGTTTATTTATTGTTACCTCATGTCGTTTCAAATTGTCTTTGAAAAGTTCTTCATTCATGAAAACCTCCTAATTAATTGAAATAAAAAAAAGAACCTTCTATACTGTCGGTTCTACTGGTGTTTCTTCTTTATTTAATAAACCTGTTAACTCTAAATATTGTTCCTCTGTAATCCTGTTTACTGCATAGAATACATCCATTTTATGTTGTAAATCCTCTTTGGTACTATAGTTCTTTTGTTCTATCATTAATTTTAATAAGTTATACATATTAATTCCTCCTAGATATTATTATTTAATTTCATATTTACTACTTCAAATGCTGTGTTTACTATCTCACTATCTCTATTTTTATTTTCTTCTTTTAACATACTTAGTTCTTCTTCTAATGCTTTTAATCTCTTTTGTTCATCTGTTAAAATGACTGGTATATCTTTTAAAATTGGTTCTTTTGTAACTGGATTTATTGACTCTATATATTGTTTTGTATAATCTATACTTCCATATTCAACATCTAAGCAATGTAGTTCTGTTATTACATCATGTTCTAATATATCTCCTGTTGCTTCACCTGTTTGAAATATTATTTTCCCGTCTTGGTTATATATAACTCTATTTCCTCTTTCCATTTTTATTACCTCCTTTATACTCTAACAGCTATCCATTCAACATTGCTTGTAGTTTGAGAATAGTCACCTGTTAATTTATACGTAAATCCACTGTCATTAAGTGGAATCACAAATGTTCCTCCTGTTTTAGATTGATAAATTGTTCCGCCAGCAGTAGTGATATATTCAGAATAAACATCTACATAGTATTTACTCCTGTCACTTACATTGATATAACGAATAATTAAAAAATTAGGAGTAAAATTTAAAGAAACATTTAAACTTGCATAACTATTAAAAGAATTACATTTACCTTTTGCAAATTTAGCACGTTTAGAAATCTCTGTATTCAACTGACTTATAGTGTTGTTTTTCTGTGTTAATTGATTTTGCAACTCCTGCACACTAGCGTCTGAACTGTCAAAAGAAGTTTTAATCTTCTCTGACAATTCCACTAAGGTATTATTTAAACTTGCTTCTATATTCTTTAATGCTAAAGTATTTATAATACTTGTTTTCCCATTCTTAAACCCTTCTCCAATCTCTACTAACTTATTTGATATATCTTGTAAAGTTGAATCAGTTTGAAGTGGCATTATTTCTTTACTGATACTCAAAACCTTCTCAGCAGTTGCATTCTCTGTGTCTGTAGCTACTATTTTAAGTGTGTGTATTGCATTGTCTGTAAGTTCATAGTTTATTGTTTTTTCTGTTGTTAAATCTGTAGTAAATGTATCTTTTAATACATCATCAATGAACCATTCTATTTTACTTAAATTATTATCTGTGTCTATTGCTGTAAATATTGCAGTAGTTGAATTATAAGAGGATATATTTAATTTTGGTTTAGTATTGCCTTTTGTGAATGTAACAGTTTTATCTAAAAATTTACCTCCTTGATAAGTACTAAGTTCTATAGTTATGTTATTTTTAGAATTAAAACTTAAAGTTGATAAGTGTTCATCTGTAAGACTTAAAGTATAGTTACCATCAAGAGCATAGTTTTTTTTAGATATCACAACATCATTTAATTTTTCAGTTACATCAAATTTTACACTTGTGTTACTATCTGGAATTCTATAACTTATATTACAAGAATCACTAATAACTCCTAAATCTTCATTTATAATAATATTAGGGTCTGGTATAAGTTCAAGAGTAATAACTTGTTTCATACCACTACTACTAGTTATCATACTTCCACCAGATATAAAATAAACACGAGTTGCAGTTTTTTCTCGCTTAGTGCTTGTAGGAACTGTTATAATTTTGTAACTGCTTAAATCAAACTCACCATAATAAGTTGTTTCATACATACTACCTTCGTCAGAAACATAAGGGCAAGGGGAAAGAAAAACATCTCGTTCTGAATAATAACCTCTTCTTTTTTTAACAGTTCTATTACATATATACGTTGGTGCTGGAGGCATTTAATCACATTCCTTTCTACATTGGTATTAAATTATTATTTATCGTTGATATAATACTACTTCTATTCCCTTTTACTTCTTGCATCACTTCTTTTAAAGCTCCTTCAACATTATCACTTTCAAATAAGTTATTTGTATCTTTTATACTTGTTTTCTCTGCTGTTGTTTCTATACTATCTACACTAGTTTTTACCTCATTTAATGCACTAACTATATTTGTTTTATCTGTTGTTTCAAGTAGTGTTGTATCTCCTATTTTAGTGTTAATCTCTGTCTTAGTAGTTTCTAAATTGCTTGTTAACTCTGTTTTAGTTGTATCTATTTTAGTGTCTAACTTATTGATATTTGTTAATATTTTTTCTTCATCTTTTTTAGTTAAAAATATCGCAGTTGGGTCAACAACTAAGGTCACTTTCTCTACATTAGATACCTCTATAATAAATTTTAAATACAAATCTTTCATAGCTCCATTGCCAATTTTTGGCTTATATGTTTCAGGACTTTTACAAATTGCAATCATATCGCCTTCGCTATCTATAAGAGCCATTTCTCTAACTGTAAATCCACCTATTGAACCAGGTACACATGCTGTTGCAATAATCCAATTAGGATTATTTTCATCCTTGTCAAACGCATTTATATTACCTTCCCAAACTTTATTTTTTAATGCTGTTTGGTCTTCTGTTGGATTGTAATATCTTCCTCCTCCATCACCTGCTTGAATCTTCTCTAGTACTACTGATTTACCTAGCATTCCTGCATTAGCAATCTTAGCTTTACCTATATTTGTAAGTATAGTGTAAAATTGTTCATCAGCCATTTATACCACCTCCTTTTGGATATACTGTCAATATTTCTGAACTCATGTTATGAGCTAATGCAAACTTAGCTTTAATATTAGCTTTTACTTCTTTACTTGAATAAGGATATACGGTTATTTCTTCACTCATAATTGTTGTTTGTGCAAAATAAGTTTTACTTTTTAATAAAGATACTAACTTATAACTTACAGATAAATGAGAAGGTTTTATAACATTTACTCTCTTATATAAATCTTCTAAATCTCTAGGGAAACCTTGAGTACTAGTTAATTCAACACTAAAAGTATATGGAAATATGTTTTCATTTATTTTTATATTTGCACCTGTATAAGATTGAAGTATCATAGACATTCTTTTAGGTGTCATAATATATTTGCTTTGGAGCTTAGCAATGACTTTTCTTCTCCTAGCTTCTATATCTTCATCTAAGTTAGTAGATAAACCTACTCTATTTTCCCAAAAACTCAATCCCCACGTTGCAGTCTGAGGAAATAACTGTAATTCTATCTCTTTATTTAATAACTCTAGATTATCAAATTCGTTTCCTATAGCTTCATATATAGAGTTCATAATTAAACTTTGCTCATATATCGGTGACAATGTAAGAAGCATTTCTCTACCTTTTTTAGAAGCTATCATCCAACCACCTCGTTAACTATTTCCCCTACTCCGACCACTTGGTCCTGCAATTTTATATTTTCTTTTACATCATTTATAGTAAGATTAGAAAAGTCCTGTATGCCTTCGTCTGTCAACATCATAGAGCCTACTATTGCTTGTATAGCATTGTATGAGACCGTTCCACCTAAATCAATCTTGTCTAAATATTTGTCTATCTTAGCTTTTAGATTGTTTAATACTGTTTCTTCACTAAAACTGTTACTAAATATAAAACTAGCTTTTACATTAATAAGTAGTGTTTTGGGTGTTACAACTGTTACTAAAGCCCCGATAGGAGCTTTCCCGTCTCTATTTTCTCCTTCTGATACATTTAATGGATATATATATTCTTGAACTTTATCTATTAATTCTTGTGTTGCTGCTTTTCTATTTTTATCTAGTATTAATACTTTTACTGTTCCTGCTCCATTCCATTCGGAAACTACATAAGCATATCCAACTCCATCAACTTCTTTAGCCCATCTTATATAATCTGAACTAGCTCCACTAAGTTTGTCTTCTTGCTCTGCTACAAGAACTCTTTCTCTAAAATGTTCTTCGTCTTCTATATCTGTTCCACCTTTGAAATCTTCTTTATTATTAACAGATTTAATCCCATTAATAGAGCCTAATAGAACAGATATACTACCTTTAGATACATTTCCTATAGTTCCTGTAATCCTGCATTCTGCTTTAATATCTACTATTTCATTTTCTTCTATAATTTTAGTTTCAAGAAGCTCAAACTCTATGCTTTGTTTTTCATCAGTTGCAACAGTAGTTACTACAGTCCCTTTTGCAATGATAGTTCCTTGTACACCTGTAAATGTAACCATGCCAACCGATTTAGTTGGTTGATTTTTAAATACTCCTTTACATTCACCAAGCCACTCTAAATAAGTTCCATAAGATGTCTGAGGAAATGCAATCTTTAAATTATTTTGTAATCCTAATTGTTTTAACTGTGTGATTTCTTCTGCTGTAGGTCTCGTTGCATCATAAATAAAGTCCCCTTCTAGTGTGCTCACATCTTGAAAGTTACTTAACATCCTTTCGTGTATTACTTCTTCATCTTCCGTTAAAAATACTGGTATAGGTAGTTCTCTTTCCATATAATCACCTACCTTTTTATGTTTCCATCTATAGTTATATTTTCATCATCTATTGTTAGTACATCAAATTCATAATTAACAAGCCTACTATTTTCAAGCCAATTGAACATAAAATTACTCACTTCTTTTGTATATGGATGAACTAAAATAGTTTCTTTTATTAACCTAGATATTTCAAGTTCTTTAGCACTTTGAGATAGGTTACTAGCAATTAAGTCTTTTATTTCACTTCCATATACACTAGAATAAGCTGACCGTTTGTATCTAGGTGTTAATATAGCTTTTTGACACCATTGTTTATATGCCTCTACCTTGTTACATCTTTTTAATGTTCCATCTGCATTTTTGACAAATTCACCTTTTATAAAGTCAAATAAAAAAGACCCCTTTAGGTCTAGTTCATTTTCGTTATTATTTTTTAATTCTACAGTTTCAAAAGTTTCATTCTGCGGAAATAGGTTTGGCATTTACAACCCTCCCAATTACTACAAATTCAGCCCCCATAATAGCTACTAATACATTATCACCTATATCTAGTGGCTTTAATTCTTGCGGAGTTTCTATTTTATGTTTATGTCTATATTCTCCACTTAAAGCCTCATCTGAAAAAGTAAAATAATCTTCTTTTAATGTTAAATTCTCTAATACTAAATAGTCCTGTATTTCATCTTTATAACCATTCACCTTAAGACCATTTGTTGTTATTTCTGCAAGTGAGCAACCCATTCCAAAGACTCCATCATTAACACTTTTATTCATTTTTTCTTTTAATATTCTAGCAACTCCATTAAATCTAGCATCAGTCATTGTTATAAAATTTCCTCCTTATATAATCTAGTGTCCCAACATTTAATTTCATTTTTGGCGTAGAGTCTAATGTATGAGTAACATCTATAACATAGTATTCTTTTCCTTTTAAACTTACCTTATCACCCGCTCTTATTCTATTTATATCTACTGCACAATCTACACTTATTGTTTCCTCTCCACTATTGAACATTGCTTCTGCTGCTTTCTTAGCTTCTTTTGCATTAGTTATCTTTTCATCTTGTTTAATCTTTTGTAGTGTTCCATACTTATCTGAGTCCTTCTTATATGTGCCAATGATAGGTGCTTTTGTATTTTCATCTTTACTCTTACCTAGCACTTTTACGGAAGTTACTGCATCATTAAAACTACTTGTAAAGTTTGCATCTTCTAATATACTATCTAATTTATATACATTTGCATTAGTTCCAAGCTTAAATAATTTCAGCTTATTATCCATCCTTACCCTAAATAAGTCTCCACCCTTACTAGCTGTTTCTTTTAAGTCTTTTTTAATCATATCTAGTATGTTAGTCTTATGTATTACTTTAGCAAGTTTCTTCCCTGTATTAGCTAGATTGTAGTAAGGTATATTCCATTGTTTGCAGTAGTACTCAATTCTCTGTGTTGCTGTATTTTCTTTAAAACTATATTGTTCTTCTGATTCTTCCATATAGACTGTTCTTTCTCTGCAAGACAATGTTAGTTTCTTACTCTTTTCACTTCTTCTAGTTTCCCATATGACTCCATCAAAGATTGTTTCTTCTTTTTTACTCTCATACGCAATGTCAATTAGAACTATTTTATCACCTTTTTTAATATTTATATCTTGCAAAGCTTTAGTTTCTATTAAGGATACATCCATTTTATATGCAACTCCATCTATAGCTTCACTTAATGTTATTCCTTCGTTAAAATTTGCAATATCATATTTTCCATTTAATATTATTTTCATTTAGAAGGTATCACCAACTTTTGCCCTTTTTTTATTATATTTGGATTTTTACCAATAACTTTTTTATTTTCTGGTATATTATAAATCTCTTTCCACCTTGAACCTTTACCTAGAAATTTCTTTGCAATACTCCATAAAGTGTCTTTAGATGTAACTGTATATATTTTAGATTTAGTTTGAGTATTAGGTCTATTATCTTTTAAATCTGTTTTAGTATTACTTTTAGTTTCTTTTTTTAATGTCTCTATCTTCAATTCTCTGTAAGTTCTAAATGTTATCTCAATGTCTCTATCTTCTTCTCTTCCTGCTGTTTGAGTATTGCTAAAACTAGATATTGTAACTAATCCATTGTAGCCAAAACCAGTTATAATAAGTCTTAGAGGTTCGGCTTGGTCTACCCATTTTTCAAGCATTGCAACTATTTCAATTGGATTTTTTAACTCACTATATCTACAATAAGAAGCATCATATAAATTGGGTAAGAATGTCTTGAATGATATTTCTCTTATCTTCTCCCCTTCTTTTTTAATATCAAATTCACCTAAATTCACTATATCTACAGTTTCAAATCTTTTTTCTTTCTTTATAGACAAACTATCAAGTGGAGTTACTGGAAAATGGAAATCTATTTTTTCTTTTTCATTTTTTAGATATATGTCTATTACCAAGTTATCACTTCCTTTCTAAAATATGTTTGAACATTACACCGCAGTTTTCTTACCATATATTCACTTCCTTTGATTTTTTGTATAAAAAAACACCTACATGTTTGTAAGTGCTTACTGTATTTACAGTTTTACAATTAAATTTATTCATTAATTTAGATTCATCATTATTTTGTATAAAAAATTTCATCTTTTTATTGACTATAAAAAATATTATAGGTAATATTTTTTCTAATTTGTGGTATAATAAAAGCAAGAAGAACTACAATCTATTTTGCATTAGAGTGAAGTTCGTAAATTAGTGTTTCTTTTTGAACTTAAACGAAAAGTTAAGCTCAACGTCTAAGTCACTCTCTTGCACAGAGTGGCTTTTTACTTTTTTGATTAATTTACCAATTACGTAAGCTATTAGAGTAGCTGTTAAGCTAGCTAATACGCCAATCAAAAAATTATCCATACATACACACCTCCCTTCTATACGTTGGGAGGATAATCTTTTGTATGAACTCCACTCTATAAATTGTAGATTACATCTTCTTGCTTACAACTATTATAGCACATAATTATTACATATTTTTCCTATTTATTACTTTTTTCATTATCATCACATCCTTTCAATAAAAAAACACCTACTATTTAAGTAAGTGTTCTTTGATATTTTTAATTTTAAATCCACATAGTTAATATAAAACAAGTAAAACCAGACGGAACTATTGTAATACCACCAAAATTTACATTCCCTATAGTTAATATAAAACCAAAAAAGTTGGAGAAATAGCATCTAAAGCATGTGCATTTACATACCACATAGTTAATATAAAACATTAACACCATACCAATTATAAACTGCAATAAAAATCTTTACATACCACATAGTTAATATAAAACCGGGTGGATTACCTTATTTAGATTCTTCTGATACTACCTTTACATACCACATAGTTAATATAAAACTAAAAAATAATTTTGTAAAAAAGGAAATCACTAATACCTTTACATACCACATAGTTAATATAAAACAAAAGTTAGTAGGTGTTTTTATGTTAGATTTTTTGTTCTTTACATACCACATAGTTAATATAAAACACCACCTGTTGATAATAATTTTATTTCCCATCCAAACTTTACATACCACATAGTTAATATAAAACTCGTAAAGCTAGGAAGCGTGGACGTACACCAAAAAAGACCTTTACATACCACATAGTTAATATAAAACTTTTAATTTTTAAAGTGTCTTTTCTTTTTTCATAAAACTTTACATACCACATAGTTAATATAAAACAACGCATAATAAAAATTTTAAAAATGCCTTATATTAGCTTTACATACCACATAGTTAATATAAAACCTGTTAAGTTAAGTTCTTCTTGAAGAATATCATATACCTTTACATACCACATAGTTAATATAAAACTAATCCTTCTGATACTGCTACTTGGTTTAATTCTGGCTTTACATACCACATAGTTAATATAAAACTAGATAGTTACTTTGAAAGAGCCTTAGACTTAATATCCTTTACATACCACATAGTTAATATAAAACATTGTGTAATTTTATATCTTGCATGCTTGCCTCCTTACTTTACATACCACATAGTTAATATAAAACCTTTGCCTTTTTCTTTTATATAATCTATTATCTTTTTATCTTTACATACCACATAGTTAATATAAAACTTTCATAATTCCATGCAAATATATCTGAATTATTTATCTTTACATACCACATAGTTAATATAAAACTGTTTTAGGCTTAGATTTAGGACTATGTTTATGTTCTTTACATACCACATAGTTAATATAAAACTTTAACTTTGTAAGAGGCACTTTGCCGTATGTAAACTCCTTTACATACCACATAGTTAATATAAAACCTGATAATGTAAGTGGTAGTGGTACTTCTTTATATTTCTTTACATACCACATAGTTAATATAAAACGAATTTAAATGGCCTATAATACCACCATTTCCTGGCTTTACATACCACATAGTTAATATAAAACGAGTTATTTTATCTGATGCAGTTTTGTATATACTTATCTTTACATACCACATAGTTAATATAAAACTATTTTTTAATGTTACATTAAGATTTTCTTTTGTAGCCTTTACATACCACATAGTTAATATAAAACGTAATGCTGCACATATTAAAGTTACCACTGCTACAACCTTTACATACCACATAGTTAATATAAAACAAGGCTGATGTAAAGGAGCTTAAAGGTTTAGTGGTCTTTACATACCACATAGTTAATATAAAACTTTTTAATGTTACATTAAGATTTTCTTTTGTAGCCTTTACATACCACATAGTTAATATAAAACCACCCCCTGTTGCTTCTTCATCATTTAATAAATATGTCTTTACATACCACATAGTTAATATAAAACTCTTATATGCAATAAAGTCTAAAAAGATATATTTGTACTTTACATACCACATAGTTAATATAAAACCCTAATATAGCTATGATAATGTTTAATATAGTGTTCTTTACATACCACATAGTTAATATAAAACACAAACTAAAGTAGTTGCAATAACAGAAATAAGCTCCTTTACATACCACATAGTTAATATAAAACGAAAATGCTTCTTTTGAGGTTTGGAGTAATACTGGCTTTACATACCACATAGTTAATATAAAACAAGTCTTAAATTTACAGTATCAAACTACCCCTTAATACTTTACATACCACATAGTTAATATAAAACCCCAAAATAAATTGAGTATTTACAATACTTGCACATATACAACTCTCTTAAATTTGCAGTGCGCGGATAGTCGTGCAATTGATAACACTTATCATACACTCTCAATGCCTTACATTGCAACTGTTAAAGCCTACTTGAGTAGAAAAATCGCTCACTGCAAAACTCTTACCTCTATTATACCATTTTTTACCACATAAAGCACTTGAAACAATAGAATATCCAAGTGCTTTATCTATGTTATTTATTCTCTTTCTCTTCTGATTTCCTACATTCTTCTTTCACTAAATTTACAAATCTATAAAATCTTTCTGGATTTTCATTTTTCATCTTTTCAAAGATACTTCCAAGTTCTTTAATAAGTTCTATCCTATCCATATCAAGTAAATTCTCATACATTGTATTAATCCCCCTCAAAACTAAACTAAAATAAACTAAATTATTTAATACAATAGAATTTACTCAATTTTGTATACCACATGATAATTCTTCTTCTCACCTTGTATCTTAACAGGTCTATTATTCTCCTCTATCCAATTTCTTATTTTATCTATTACACTTTGTGTATACTTATTTACAGTACCAGTCCAACTTCCATTAGTTTCCCAAACACCTTTTACTTCACTATCTTCTAAATCAATCTTTTTAATAATCTCACAAACAGCCATCTGAGCTGGCTTATTACTCTTAGAATATATTTTTAGTTTAGATGCTATTTGCTTTGTGTCAAAATAATGTTCTTCTTCATCTATCTCAATTGGTAAATCAATGCCTGCCTTTTTATATAATGTCTTTGCTGTTAATAGTTTTGATTTGTTGTCAAATCCTGCATCATCTAATAGTTCTTTTAACATAGATGTACTATTATAAGCCAGTTGTAATTTTTCAATCTCACTTGCTTTTTCTCTCAACTTATCTGGATTAGCATTGTTAGTTATGTATGCACCATGTTGTCGAATTTGAGGTAGTACTTCATCACTTATCCAGTCTTGAAACTTTTCTGCTTCTTCTTTTCTTGATTTAAAGATTAATTTATACACTCCACTTTCAGTAAGAAAATTTTCACCAGCATTGTTTAATTTTCGGATGTCAGTATTACTGATATCCGAATTTCTTAACTTTACAACTTGCTTTTCATTCATAAGTCTTATATTCTCATTAACATTTTTTATATCTAAACAGTTTGCTACATCTTTTGAGTTGAATAAAATTCTTCCTTCAAATTCGAATACTTCAATCTCTTTTCCTTCAAAATTCATTAATTCATTCATAGTAAAATCCTCCTTAAATTTGATTGTAAGAAGTACCTTACTATGATAGAATATATTTCATAGAAGGTAACTTCTTTGGGAAACAGTCGCAAGTGCTTTGGTCGGTGCAGCGGCTGTTTTTTATTTGTTTTTGTCAAGCTTCTCTTTCACCAATTCAATTCCTCTAATTACAACATCTGTTTTAGATATTTTAAGATTTTCAGCACACTCATTTAATATATCAGCTTGTTCTTGATTAAGTCTAACTTCAAATCTCAGTTTTTTAGAGTCTTTTTTTGGTGGTCTGCCTAATTTACTGGACATCTAATCACCTCTCTTTTTATTGTCCGTACTTAAATCATATTATAGTACGTACGATAAATCAAGAGTTTTTACTAATTTTTTCTAATTATTTTACTCAACCGACCAAACTTGAGCAAAACAAAAGCACCTACATATTTGTAAGTGCTTCCTTTTCTTTATTTAATTTTGAATCCACATAGTTAATATAAAACGTAAGGTATTTCGAACCTTTATAGATAAATTTATAAACTTTACATACCACATTGTTAATATAAAACGAGGTATATGGTGTTTTACCACCCACTTAGAATGCTGACTTACATGCCATTTAGTTAATATAAAATTTGGTGGAAACAAATCTTATCATGCTTTTGTTGCGACCTTTACATACCACTTAGTTAATATAAAATGTTATCTAAAAATACAGGAATTGCAGCATCTTCTATCTTTACATACCACTTAGTTAATATAAAACTAATAATGTTTGGGAAGTTATAAAAAATGTAGTACTCTTTACATACCACATAGTTAATATAAAACTAATAACATATTTATAGATATTTTTATTGTATTTTTCTTTACATACCACATAGTTAATATAAAACTAGCTTATTCTAATACAGTAAAAACTTCAATAAAAACCTTTACATACCACTTAGTTAATATAAAACTGCTGTTCTTGTTTCCTCTTTTTCATCCTCAAAAAACTTTACATACCACATAGTTAATATAAAACTGATAATCATTAGCCACAGTTTTTCTAAACCAATCCACTTTACATACCACATAGTTAATATAAAACAAAGATATATAATGATGATAAAGTTAAATTATATCTTTCTTTACATACCACATAGTTAATATAAAACCTGAATTTTTAAGTTCTTGAGTTTTTTTATCTTTGACCTTTACATACCACATAGTTAATATAAAACATGATTAACACTATATTTCTATGCTAAAAGTATGATCTTTACATACCACATAGTTAATATAAAACTCAGTAAAAAAGGCATAAAAGTAAGTATTGTATGCCACTTTACATACCACATAGTTAATATAAAACAGTTTAAACCTACAGTTTTAAGACTTTTAGTGTGACTTTACATACCACATAGTTAATATAAAACCCCAAAATAAACTTAGCATTTACAATACTTACACACATAAAACTCTCTCAAATTTGCAGTGAACCATGAGTAGTGCAGTTGATAACACTTATCGTATACTCTCAATACCTTGTATCTCAACTGTTAAACTATACTTAAATATAAAAATCGCTCACTGCAAAACTCTTATTTATATTATACCATTTTTTAACATATAAAGCACTTGAAACAACAGAATATTCAAGTGCTTTATCTATTCTATTTACTTCTTTTCTCTCTCTTCTTGTTCTCTAAGAATACCTCTCAATATCTCTGCATATTCTTGAAATTTTTCTTCATCATTCTGTTTTAATTTATATAATAATGTAGCAAATTTCACAAAATACTCTACATCTTCATCAGTTTTTAAATTGTACTCCTTAAGTAAATTCTCACGCATTGTATTAATCCCCCTCAAAACTAAACTAAATTATTTTTAATACAATAGAATTTACTCAATCTTGTACACTACATGATAATTCTTCTTCTCTCCTGCAATCTTAGCAGGTCTATTATTCTCCTCTATCCAATTTCTTATTTTATCTATTACACTTTGTGAATACTTTGTTGTAGTTCCATTCCAATTATCCTTATTTGCTAATACTATTAGCTTCTCTTCTTCTTTAATATCTAATTTCTTAATAATCTCACAAACTGCCACAAACGCAGGTTTATTAGACTTAGAATAAATATTTAACTTAGTTGCAATTTGTTTTGTATCAAAGAAATGCTCTTTTTCTTCAATCTCCAAAGGTAACTCTATTCCTGCTTTCTTATAGATAGTTTTTGCTGTAAGTAACTTTGCTTTTTCATCTATTCCAGCACCATCTAAAAATGGAGTCAAAATTTCTATAGTCTTATTAACTGTGTCTAGGCTTTCTATTTCATTTGCCCTGTCTCTTAATGCTTGAGGGTCAGCATTACTTGTTATGTATGCACCTGTTTGTCTTATACTTGGTAAAACTTCTCGTCTAAGCCATTTTCTAAACTGTACACCAATTGGTTTATCTGTGTATTGTAAAAATCCATATAAACCATCTTCATAAAAAATAGTTATACTTCTAGCTTTATTACTAATTATATTATTTGCGACTACATTTAAAGTAGTTACAAAATCATTAAATTCATTTCCTTTCAATACATCATACTCTTGTTCAATCTCAAAGTCTTCTGCTTTTATGCAATCCTGTATTGTTTTAGATACATCAGCATAATCGAATAATCCAACTATTTGATTAGCTATCCAACAAGATTTTTCTTTCCACATAAAAGTATAAATTTGACTTCCATTGAACTCTTTTACTATTAAATTTTTCATAATATTACACTCCTTAAATTTGAATTTTTTTAAGGAATGATGTATACTAACATTAGTATATTTGTAGTATACATCAATAGGGGTTACTCAATCTTTGGTCGGGGAGAGTGACCCTTATTTTTTATTCCTTCTCTTCTAACTTCTCAATACCTTTTCTTACAGCTTCATTTTTAGTAATACCATATTTTTTTGTATATGTTTCTAAAATTTCTTCATGCTTACTATCCAATCTAACTGTAATTCTTTTATTCATAGCAGTTTCCGTTTTAGGTCTGCCAACCTTATTTTTAGTTATAGTAATCACCTCCTGTATAATTATCGGCTGACACTTATTATTATAATTGATGTCTGCCAATAATTCAATAGGTTTTTACTAATTTTTTCTAATTATTTTACTCAACCGACCAATTTTGAGCAAAACAAAAGCACCTACCATAAAAGTAAGTGCTTTCTTTTTCTATTTAGTTTTTCTCCACATAGTTAATATAAAACGGAATAAATATATACATTTTATGCCAATTGATTCATTCTTTACATACCACTTAGTTAATATAAAACTGCTCTCTCGTAGTCTGGCAAATCTGTATATTCATGCTTTACATACCACATAGTTAATATAAAATATTGCATGGTTATATTATTGCACCACAGGACTTCACCTTTACATACCACATAGTTAATATAAAATACGAGGATTAAATGATAATATGGCAATAATATTGTCCTTTACATACCACATAGTTAATATAAAATGTTTTGTTGAGCAACTAACAAAAGATATGCCTAAAATCTTTACATACCACATAGTTAATATAAAATCTTTATAGTAGTAGTTTTTATTCCTTTATCTTTCAACTTTACATGCCACTTAGTTAATATAAAATTTGGAAATGTAAGCCAAACTGCACATCATTTAATAAGCTTTACATACCACTTAGTTAATATAATCTTCTATTTCCATTATACCACTTTTTAACATACAAAGCACTTGAAACAACATAATATTCAAGTGCTTTGTATGTTCATACTTATTTATTTTCTCTTGTTATAAATTCAATAATTCTTTTTTCTTCTTACTAAATTCTTCTTCTGTTATTGCTCCCATGTCTAATAACTCTTTTAATCCTTTTACTTGTTGTATTGCATCATCATTTGATTTTATTTGTTTTTCTTTATTATTTTCTAAATTATTCTTACTTATATTTATTTTTCTCCTTATATTGTCAATAAATTCTTGGCTATGAAAATTAAGTATTGAATCTTCAGCTATTATTTCCCTTAATTCTCCATGAGAAAAATATTCAATACTTATAAACAACTTTTCAGTTTTACTTTTTTTATTTCCAGTTCCTGACAACCCACCAACAATTGTTCCCATAGGGCCAAATAAAGTTCCTATAGCTGCTCTTCCAACAACAGACTTATTATTATATGCTATTTCTTTCTCACTATACTTATTTACACTATATAAATCAGAAAATTTAATACGCATTTTTTCTTCTTTTAAAAGTTTGCTCTCAATAACTAAACATGCATTATGGTTGTCAATAATTATACTTATTGCTTCACCCCTACAATTAGGAACTCCAACAGAATTATAGTAATCCATCTTCATTACCCCTTGTTTAACTATTTTATTTTTATTTCTTAATATAGTATCTGTCTTTTTATCTTGCATATCTGTTATATTTTGATTAATTATATTGCATATTTTATCTTTTGAGTTACTTTTAAAATACAATACACTTTTTTTGCTTTCTATAATTAGCATATCATTATCAATAAATACTTTCTCTATATCTAAAAGTTTTATTTCACTAATAGGTACTTGTTGCAATGTATATACAGATACTATTTTTTTATCTATATACATAGTACATGTAAGTTCATTGTTAAAATGTGGGTGCCCTTTTATATACATAAGCTTAAAATTCTTTATGTCATCTTTTCGTTTAAAAAAATTCATTTTAATCCCCTCATAAATCAAATCAATAGTCTATAATGTTATTATAACATCTATAAGGAGGATTTTTTTAACAATAATTCGACATTATCCAATATCTTGTAATGCTTCTCTTAGCTCATTTTCTACTTGAGACAATATTTCTTGTATCATTTCTTCTTTGTTATTGTTGTCTTGAATATTTATAGATATTCCACCAACATTAACCGCATTGCTTCCACTAGAAATTATGTTTTGTGGTTGAGCTTCTTGATAAATTCTATTTTCTGTATTATTAAATTCTTCTTGTCTAGTAGGAAAATCCCTAACATTATTAATAATATTAGAAGTACTATTTTGAACACTACTTGTAGAATTAAAGCTAGTTCCTAATTTTTGAGATATTGGAATTACATTATTACTTGCTTTAGTTCTAAGTATTTGCCCTGCTTGTTCATATAAACTTAATGCTCTACTTCTCTTGCTATTAGAAAGAGGAATGACCATTTCAGGACCTGCTTCTCCACAAATACTTGGTTTACTTGCAACACCACCATCTGCAAAATGGTCTAGTATATTGCTTACTCCACTCTTTACTATACTTACAAAACCGGTTATTTTGGTAGAAAGTTTCTTTTTAAGAGAATCCCACGCTGATTTAATTGAATCCACTTTGCTTTTAAATCCATTTTCTACAAGACTTACAAATCCACTTATTTTTCCAGATAATTTAATCTTTAATCCTTGCCACCATAAACCAACTTGTTGGACTTTTTGTTGAAAACCATTACTTATAAAACTAACAAATCCACTTATTTTTTGACTTACATTAGCTTTTAAATCAGTCCACCATTGTTTTATTTGCCCTACTTTTTCTGAAAATCCATTATCAATAAAATTTACAACTGCTTTAAGTGGTGCTCCTAAAACCCCTTTTACACCTTCCCATAATGATTTAACTACATCTCCAATACCTTTGAAAGCATCAGAAAATCCTTGTTTTATTTTTTCACCATCACCACTAATTATTCCACCTATGATTTCAAATATTCCTTTTACTATATCAATTACACCTTTTATAGCACCTGCCACAGTGTTTATAATGGATGTAATTGCATTAATAACAGAAGTTATAACTAAAACTATAGAGGTCGCTACACCTTTAAGTAACCCTCCCCCTATATCTCCGAAAGTAGATACTAAGGAATCTTTTATCTGCTTTAAATAGTCTATAAAAGGTTTTGCTGCTTCTTTTAATTGATTGAAAGCATTTCCTAGCTCTTTGAAAGATGTTCCTACACTTTGTGTTGATTGTTTTAACTCATCCATATTAGTTTTAGTTGTTTTAGTTGTTCCATCATCTTTAACAGGCTTAAATAAATTTGAAAAGAAATCTTTTATTCCACTAAATGCCTCTTTTATTGGTTCGAGAGCTTTTCCTAACTCTGCAAAACTAGATTTTAAGTTATCAAAAACTGGTTTTAAACTTTCTTTCGTTTCTAAAACTTTTTGTTTTAAATTTTCGAAAGGTGTTTTGATATTTTCATCAAATACATTTTTTAAACTTCCAAAAGCTTCTTTTATACTGTCCAAAGAGCCCCCAAAAGTTTCTTTAAGATTAGAAAAAGATTGTTTAAATGTATCTATAGCAGGTTTTATGCCTTCTAAAAGTTTATTTTTTAATTCCGTTGCTTTGTCACCTACAAAAGAAATTATATTATTAAATACTTCTGTTGCAGATGTTTTGAGTTCTTCAAATTTCTCTTTAATTTTCCCAATACCTTCACCTATTTTTTGACCTAATGAGCTTATATATGCTTTTGCTCCGTTTGATGAAGCTTGTAACTCGTTTGATGCTTTCTCTCCAGATAAATTGACAGGTTGAACTTTTGGAGCTGCTTTAGCAGGATTTTTTAAGAAATCTTTTAATTCATTCCATTTTTTCTTTATACCTTCCACTTTTTTACCAAACTTAGTATCCAAAATATCGACTACAGCTTGGATTGGTGATGTCACAAAATCTATTAATCCACTCCATAATGATTTAACAATATTTATAACCCCTTTAAAAATAGTTTTAAACCCATTAGAAACTTGGCTCATATCTCCATTTATAAATCCTTTAGCTATATCAGCTATTCCTTTAAATACATCTATTAATCCATTTACTACTCTTGTTATTGTATTCACTATAGCTATTATCTTATTAATAATCACATTGAACGAATATATAAATTTTATTATAAAAACTGTTGCCAAAAATTTTATAACTGGTGATAATGCATTTATAAACATTGAGCTTAATTTAGAAAAAGTTAAAAACAAAGGTTTTAACGCACTTATAAGTTCTTTAAATTTACTTTTTATTTGTTCTATAAAAGGATTTAAAGATTTTAAAAAATTAGATATTGATTTTCCTATGTTTTTAATACTGCTCCTAAACGTTTCAGATTTTTGATAAGCAAGTAAAAATGTTCCTGCTAACACACTTATGGCTAAAACTATTGCACCAATAGGTCCAAGAATCCCAACTATTCCCCCAATTAGTGTTGATGCTGTAGCTATCTTTGTAATTATACTTATTACACTAGAAATTACTGTTAAAGCTTTAAAAGCCATAAATCCAGCAACAACAACACCAATAATAGAAATCACACCTTGTAAAACACTTTTAATTTTATCAAAGTTATTTATAAAATTACTCACAAAGTTTACAATTGAATCACCAACTTTAGGCATACTACTAATTATATTTTTCATAAAGTTTCTTGTTACTGGACCTAATTTTTCTCCTATACTAATTTTTACATCATTTATAGTGTTTTTTAATTTAGCGAACTGCCCATTCAAGGAATCCATCTTCATGTCAGCTATTCTTTTAGCTTCTTCCTCGCTTTCAGCTATGGCTTTTTTTAGTTTATTGTAGTCACTTTCACTAGCATTTACTATTGCAGCCCAACCACTTGAAGCATTAGCTCCTACTATATCTCCTAAAGCTCCTACTTTTTTCGTGTCACTAAGCTTACTAAGTTTATTTCTAAGTTCATCTATTGTTGCAGCTAAATCTAAGCTTCCACTTTTAGTTGTTTTCATTTCTATTCCATATTTTCTCATAGCTGTTGCGGCTCTCTTAGGCTCATTTATAAGTCTTAAAAGCCCCATCCTTAAAGAAGTCCCTGCCTGACTTCCTTTGATAGCGCTACTCGCCATTAAACCTGTTGCCAGAGCTATATCCTTCATAGGTACACCTAATGAACCTCCTAGAGAGCCAATGAATTTAAGTGTTTCCCCAAATAACTCAACATTGGTGTTAGAGTTTGTTATAGTTGCAGCCATAATGTCAACGAATTGTCCTGTATCTTTAGCAGTCATTCCTAACGCAGTTAATCCATCCAATAGTTATTATCTCTAAGCTTTTTATCTTAGACTCTAGAAGTTTCCCTCATTTTCATCGGCTTGTCTTTTCAAGCCTAGTTTGGCGTACATTTTCACCCTCGTCTAATTCGTTAGGGTGTTCGGCACTCTTGGGAGTATTATATTTATTCAACTCCTACGCTCTACGGTGTATTACAACCTTTCGTAATCTGTAATATTACCTCGGTACTTTCATATTCTTATTAAAAAACTTTAGTATAATAAAAAGCATCTTAAAATTTAAGATGCTTGATTCTTGTTATTTTTCATAAATTCTTCAAATTGTTCTTTCTTGTTATCTCCAAATCCATATAAATTGTGAAATTTATTATGGCATATCTCACATAAAGTTACTCCATTATCTACATTAGTTCTTTTCTCTTTGCACCAATTATAACCATCTAAATGATGGGCTTCTAAATTTCCACCTTTATCATCACTACAACATTGACAAGTATAATTATCTCTTTCATATACAAGTCTTCTCCATGTGTTATACCCATCTATGCATCTTAATTTCACTCTATCTTCTTCACTTAAATCCAATTTGTAAAATGGATTATTTTTTCCTACTAAAATTACTTGTTGATGTTTAGCTTTACAGTCTTGTGAACAGTAATGATATTTATGAATTTTATATCTATGTCTCTTAACATTTATTTCTTTCCCACAATTATCACAGCTACAATTAATATCTCCACCTTTGAAATTTGGATTGCTTTCTTTTTTTAGAATTTTCTTTTGATGTTCTGCTTTACATATCTGAGAACAATAAAAGTTTTTTTTAGTTGTACCATCAGAATTTTTAATAGTACATTTAAGTATATTAATTTTTTTTCCACAATTACTACACTTAACATCAATATTAGCTTTTTTAAAGTTAGGATTACTTTCTCCTTTTAATGTTAGCTTTTGGTGTTTAGACCTGCATTCAGATGAACAATAATGGTGCTTTGACCTTTCTATCTCATATGGTCTTTTTTCTATTTTTTTGCCACAATAATCACATTTTGTTATTACTTTCGGAAACTTTAATTCATTGGAACATTTCCTTGAACAACACTTCTGATTAACCTTTCCATTAAATTCTTTCCCACAATTTTTACATAGATTTTTCATTTTTAAATACCTCCGCAGTATTTTTCCTACTTAATTTATAAAAGGGAAGAAGTCTCGGAAATACTCCTTTTCAATTAGGCTCGCGACTTCCTAATCTATCCCTATAAATATTATACTATAAATTATCAATTAGAACTTAGAATCTACCGATTTTGCCGAATGTTTTATGCTATAGATTTCTCCATAACCGACCAATGTATTTCAGTCACAATATCAGACGTTAGTGCCAAATCTGTTCCTCCTGTTGCTGCTAAATTCAAGATGCCTGGCATACCTTCGATAATCTGATTAGTTTTCCAACCTGCCATACCTGCATAATACATTGCATCAGCCACTTCCCTAGCTGAATATGCAGTTGTTTTTCCAAGTTGTCTAGCTTTATTTGTTAAACTTTCTATTTCTTTTCCGCTTGCTCCTGTGACAGCTTGAACATTTTTCATTCCTTGTTCAAAATTAGCAAAAGTTTTTATAGAAGAACCAAACCCTATACCTCCAAGTGCAACAGTAATTGCTGTTGTTAATTGAGCGAATTTACTTATTGCTCCACTTATAAATGAATCTATTTTACTTCCAATACCACTCAAAGTTGGACTAGCTTCATCTTTTAATTTTACAATTGCTTGATAAGTCTTATTAGAAAACTCTTGTAATTTACTCTTAGTACGAGAAATAGCATTTAATGCTTCTTCACCTTTTGCTTTAATATTTATTATTGTGTTGTTTTTGAGTTCTCCTAACTTACTTCTAGTTTGAGAAATAACTCTTAGTGCTGGGTCAGCTTTCATATTCAAGCTAATTATTGTAGCCACAGTCAAATTTTGTACCTTTGCCTTTACTTTATCTACAATTTGACTAGCTTTGTCTCTAGCTTTTAACAAAACTTCTCTTTGTCTACTTGTAAGTAAACTATTTACTTTATTTTTAACTCTATTTACAACGCTAGATGCTCTATCTTTTGCGTTTATAGTTGTAGATATTGTTCTACTCACTCTTTTCAAGTTGTTGCTAATTCTATTTACAACACTAGACGTTTTATCTTGAGCTTGGATGGCTGGATTAGCTTTTATCCTATTAAGTGCTTTCATCCTTTTTTCAGTTTGCTTCATGTATCTTTCCATAGCACTTAATTTATTTTTAGTTTGTTCATCTCCTGTAATATCAATAACAACATCAATGTGATACATCTCTTTTTTAGCTATTTCTCTCACCTCGCTTTCGGTTTAAATTTTATTTCTTTTTCATAGCTTTGTTTTCTTGCTCTATTTCATGTTGAGTAAAAACTCTAAGAAGCTGTTGAGGTGTTTTCTCTCTTTTTAGAAAATCTTCAGGAAGAACACTATGTTTAACATATGCATTATATAAAATAGTAATCTCCCCACCTCTTTTTATTAGTTTTTTATATCATCATCACTTAATTCTTCATAAAATCCAGATAACTCTAGTACTTCATCACTAATTAATGCGATTTCACCTGCTAAAAACTTTCTTCTTATAAATTCCACCCCACTAGAAACATTCATAGAATTAAGAAGCCTTGCATCGCCAAAATTAGGAACTATTGTAGCTTTTTCTATTAGAGCTATATTAAATTCATCTTCCATTAGTTTACTTTCCCTTCTACCCCTTACCTTAGTAACTTTTGTATATTTTTTCTGCAATGCACTTATCTCTTTTTCTGTTAAAGCTCTAAGTGTGAGTGGTATATCTAACCTTTTTACAAAAATAGTTTTTTCAGGTAATATAGCATCCTCTGTTAATTTCATGATTATATTATCTTCTTGTTGCTTTGCTATTTCATCTTTAGTAAGCTCTCTTTCTTCTTCTATTCCTTCATTTAAAAATTCTTTATCTAAGTTTACCATTTTTAACTTCCTCCGATTTTATAGTTTTATAAAAAGCTACACATAAAATTAATTACGTGTAGCTTAAATTTATTTATTATGCTATTTCATCTAACAACTCATATCCTTCAAAAGTTCCATCTATTTGTATTTCTATATTTTCATCAGATTTTATGCTTGCTAGTTGTATTTTATCTACCATACAATTTTTATATCTAATTCTTTCATATCCAATTAGCCCAGGATTTTCTATTTCTGTAATTATTTCAAATTTATTAAATCCTTTTTTAATCCATTTAGATGTAGTTTTAAGTACAGTAAAAGAGAAAGTACCTTTTTGAGTAGATGCTTTATTAAGTTCCCATTTGCAACCAATTACTCTAAAAGTCTTTTTATCATTTTCTACCTCAGCTGTAAATTCTGTTCCATATCCTTCTTCTTCTCCATCAATTATTATTCTAGCATTTGAACCATCAACAACATTTGCAGCATCTATAATATTTTCATCATATTTCCCCATACTTTATAACCTCCTTTATCCTAAATAACCAGTTCCATAAATTTTCTTCATTACATCAACCTTAATAGCATCCCATTTCCAATAGAACTCATCTGCTTTGGCAGTTGCTTGAAGTTCTGTATCTATATCAACATTAAATTCTGATATGATGCCCTGTGACATCAATTCTTCAAAATATTTCTTTAATGCACATATAACAGTTGTCTGCCCTGTTGCATCATTAAATATTTTCCCTACAAACTCTTTTCTTTTCAATGAGGTATCTTTATTTATAGTGTTAATAAACATAATATTAGATATATATCCCATTGCTTCATTCTTATCATCTGTATACTTTTTAAATGTGTTTACATCATCAACTATGATCACGTCTCCATCATCAAAATCAAGTATTAATGTTCCTGACTTTAAGCACTCTTTAATCTCCGATTGGCTTAGACGTGGTTCTACTTCCTCAAATATAGTCTTAGCATTACATATACTACCTGTTATGCCTTTGCTTACTGCTAATGCTCCTATATAAACAGCTACTTCACTAGGTGTATATTTTATTCCCTCATAATAGGCTGAGCTTCCAATATTAACTATATTTTCATCATTAAAACTTTTTGATTTATCATTAATTTGTTTTATATTATCCTCTGTTTTTCCGCCTAGAAATAATAATATATCTTTTCCTAGCTCCTTATTTTTAGCTACCCAAGCTTTTGTAGTTTCTTGCAAAGCTTCCTCAGCTACACCATCAAGTACAAAAGAATCAAAACTATATCTCTCAAATTCTTCTAATGCTTTTAGATAAGATTCATTTGTTATAGATGTACAACCATCATTTCCACCCTCAAGTGCTACATTTACTAAGTTTGCTAATGTTGTATCACTATCAGCTACTTTAGTTGCCATTACATACTCATTATCTAAATTTGAGTTTATTTCTAGTACTATTTCATCTATAGTGCCTTTAACACTTGAACTAAATAATTGCTTAGTTCCTTCAAAGAAAATAAAATCCTTTTTATCTGAATCCACTAAATTAGATTTTATTGTTACATTAAAGTTTCTAGCTGTTGGATACTTAGTTTCTAGCTTAATTACATCTTTTGCAGTATTTTCTGTAGTATCTTTTAGTGTTAATGTGCCCTTCTTTTGATTTCCATCTACAAGCCTATATAAAAGTAATTCCTTTACATTCCCTAATAAAGCTAATTTACCTAACTTGTAAGCTGAATAGTTAATATCATCACCAAATAAAGATTTAAGTTGTCTCAAATCATTTTTTATTGTTATTACCTTGCCTACATCTCCCCAATTAGCCTTAATAGGCATTGCTAATCTACCCTTTAAACCTGTATTCGTAGACTTTTCTGCTTGAGTCTTGAACCTGTTATAAAAACCAGGTATCTCCTTTTTTTCTTTTTCATTCCATGTACCAGTTGCCATTTTACTTCACCTCTCTTTCTAAGAAATCTTTTATAAGCTTCTCGAACTCTACTCTTGTAAGTTCATCTTTCTTACAATTAAATAAAGCACCTGCCACTACTTCTTTCTTGTAGCCAAGTGCTTCACTATTTTTTAAGAAATCTTCTTTTGAATATTTTTCTTCCTGCTTACTTATATTAGTCTTTTTATTAATTGTTTCAGCCAACCCTTGCACCTCCTATCTTAAGTTTCCATTACTATAAATCTCATTCATAATAGGTCCTTCTCTTTTTATCTTACCTATCATTTTGAATACTACAGTTAATTGACCATTAGAAAACATGTCTGATTCTCTATCTTCAACTACACTTACAAGAGTTAAATACATATTTTTATCTTCTCTAAGTCTTACTCTCTTATCTATTATTAGCTTAGTCTCTAATTCTTCAAGAAGCTTAACTATTTCATCCTTATTTTTGCTAACAACATGACATTTCATAGTTTTAGTAATCTCAATCAGATGATAGTTAATCCTTTTGTTTTCAATATTTGTAGTTCGCCATAATGCACATGGAGCTATAAAGTTTTTCTTCCAATTATCCTTGTAACTCTCGATTTCTAATAAATCTTTTGTGTACTTAGATAAAGCTTCAACCCATCTATCACTAGTTATATCCTCTTTATCATCTAAAGCTATTACACTAAATTTCAGACACCTTATTATAGCTTCCCATTCCTCGTCTATAACATCTTGACCAACTGCACCCTCATAAATACAAGTAAATACCTCATTAGAAGTATCATCTGTTATAGTTTTAAAATCTAAAGTCTCTATAACTTCTTTTGTAAGTTCATCCAGTTTATTAAATGTAGTCCTTTTCTCATATAACCAAATATTTATGGTCCTTCTAAAACCTATAACATCACCTTCATTGTCAGCATCTTCACCTTGGACAATTACAATATAAGGTTTTATAGTCTTTTTATTAGGGACAGATGGTTCATAACAATCTTTTAATCTTGGTATGTTCTCAATTAAGACTTTTCTTATTCCTGCTCTCATATTATTTACTCCAATGTCCTTCTATTAATTTCCCTATTTTAGTAATATTCTTGCTGACCGTAGATTCTAAAGAATGAGTGGGTTTAGTTCCAGGATGCTGGACCTTCATAACAGGATGTGAAGCTCCATTCCAAAATAAAGCTTTTGCACTTCTTGGTTTTATGATATGAGGTGCTGAACCTTCCTCTAAAACAGTTCCATAGTCAACTCCATGCCCTAACCTAACAATGTATTTATTTCCTCCACCTAGACTACTTCCTGTTATGCCTTGTCTTGCATTTCCTGTCCTATCAGTCCATTTTGCACTATTCTTAGCTTCTCCTTCTAGCATAAAAGCTATATTCATACACAAAAGTGGCATTGTAGCCTTTTTCCTATCAATTTCATTTATAGCTTTAGTAAACAAACTCACACTAACCCACCTCTAATCTATCTTTTCAAGACCACATATATAACCACAAATCTGTTCCTCAACTACAATAGGATTTACATAGTTTAGTTTCATAGTGCCTTCAATACATTTAAAAGTTATATCACTTTCATCATTTAATCTTAAACTAGCTTCTTTATCTGCAACCATACCAAAATTTTTATTTTTATAAACTGTACCAATAGTTTCACTATTTATTACTGTATCATTAGTTTTTTCGGGATATATAACTACTGTTAGTTCTTTTATTTCATTTATAATCTCAATAGCTCCATACACTATTTGTTTAATTTCCTGCTCTATAGTTATTGTTTGAGGATTTAAAGCTATCCCTCGATTAATAGTTTTTATTATCTTATCAGCTCTTAATTTTCTCATTGCCCATCAACTCTTGTCATAGATGTTTTATATCCTGTGTTAGTTGTTTCATTCTTTGATTTTTCTTCTAAATAATCAGTTTTATATATATCTGCTAATGACAACCAGTATGAACTATTACTACTTTTAGTTTCTATAGGACCTATTTTAATACAATCATCTGTAGCTCCTTTTAATAAACAACCTCTCCATGAAGCTTTTAGGATATTATTATCATTAGATTCAAGAAGTAACTGTAATTGTTCATCTGTAAAATAAGGATACTCTTCTTCTTGCAAATTGAGTTTTAATTTATCTAAATTGTTAATAGCCATGTCTACTCACCATCTTTGTTGAGAATCTCATTATTATTCTTTTCCTCAGCTTCTCCTATTACTTCTATATATCCTTTTTCTTCCATAGATTCTTGGTCTGCTTTTCTAATCTCAAATACATCACCTATTTTATAGCATTCATTATCATACTTTAGATATACCAAAGCTTTTACTTGCATTAAATTATCTTTCTTTTTAGCCATAATATCCTCCTTTTTTAAGATGCTACTGTAGCAAAGAAGCAATCATCTGCTCTTTCAAAACTTGGTATTCCTACCATAGAAACTTTTGTATCTATTGCAACAGGGTCTTCCTTAACCATAGTTGTAATTGCTATGCCAGTTTTTACAACTTGTGTATCTAACTTACCACTACCATATTGACTGTCAAATTCTTCAGGAGTAGTTCCAAATATGGTTTTTCCTAATGTACCTTTTGGAATCAAAGACACAAGATTGTCTTCATAATAATTCATTGAAATTTCTTCTTCATTTAAGAAAGTTCCATTTAAAATTGCTACTTCTAAATCTAACTTTTTCTTTAAAAATGAAATATAATCTTCATCAGTAATTATAATATCTCCAAAGTTTCTAGTTTTCAAATCTTTTGTTATAGCTTCATTTTGAGTTATATATATAAAGGTCTTTTCAGTTAATAACATTCTTGTTGGTTTTTCTAAGCCTTCATCTACAAATACTTTTTGCCATCTTTTTATGTCTCCCACTATATCAGCTTTAGGGTCGCTCCACATTGCACTTCCTGTTAAAGCTTCTTTATGGTTAGCTGGTATATCATAATCAACAACAACATCTCCATCTTTTGTAATCAACTCTATTTCACCTTTTTGCATCAATTGAGCTCTCATTCTTGTCATTTGAACTCCTGCTCCATCAACTAGATTTGCATAATTTTCAAAAACTGTTTTTGTCAGAAATTCTACTAGATTTTGATTGTTGGCATCTTGATATATAGTTAATTGTCTTCTGTCATTTTCATCAATTCCAACAGCTTCTTTAAAGAATGGCATTTCTTTTTTCTTTATAGATACATCTGCTTTCAATGCTCTTACTTTTGCTGCTGAATTAAATGTACTCATTCTTAATGCAACTGGATTTTTCTTACTACCTTTTGCTATCTCTATCTCTGTAGATAACTGCTTTGTTACTGGAAATAGAGCTTCATCAATAGTTACTCTTGGTGGTAAGTTTTTAATATATAAAGCTATTTCCTTTGAATTTATAAAGTTTTTTAATTCCATTAGTCTTTTCATCCTCCCATTATATAAATAATATTCTTCCTGCTACTGCTTTTTCAGCTTCGACAGTTATTTCTTCATTTGTGTATTCTTTTAATCTAGTTTTATTAAGAAAGCCATGTACCAAAATTGGTAATATTTCTGTTCCTTTTGAATCATTGAAATCAATTTCATTAAATAACACTCCATAAGTTGTTGCATCATTTGCAGGTATTCCAGTGCTATTTACTAAAGTACCTGCTGGTAATACTCCATCAATTAATTTACTTTGTACATCAGTCTTTTTTACTTTGAAATTCAAATTAATATAATGCTCTCCTGCTATATCTCTAATGTCTTTTTTCCCTACAGAAATTGTTTTTGAGCTTTGTCTCATTTTTTATTCCTCCTTTTATAATTTATTTAAAAAAGCTATCTAGTGATTCTGTAGCTTTACTTGCTTCTGCTTTTTCAGCTGCTAATCTCTCGCCTAGACTCTTTTTCTCGCTTCCTTCTTCACTTGATGTAGTAGAACCTAAGTTATCAAGTGGTTTACCATCTATTTTTATCTTTATATCTTCTTTATCTTTAAATAAATAACTGTCACTTTCTTGATAAGCTTTTATTTGTTCATCTAAGCCAATGAAATTACCATCAATTAATTTAACATTTTCTTTGTTTATTAGGGCTGCTAAAGCTTTTGGATTTTTAGGATTATAACTTTCAATAGCTCTTTCAAAAGCTGTATTAAATTTTAAAACCTCAATTTCTTTTTCTGCATTTTCTTTAATTTCTTTATTTGCATTTTTAAGACTTTCAATTTCATCTGATAGCTCTTTGTTATCTTTAACTTTGCCTTGTAAATCATTTAGTTGCTTATCTCTATCCCCTATTTGCTTTTTATACTCTTTAATCTCTTTATTAGCATTCTCTAGTTCTGTCTTTTCAACGTACTTAGAGTTTTTAATATTATCTAAAAGAAGCTTATTTTCTTTATCTTTAGATAACTTTTCATATATTTTCTGACCTTCCTCATCTCCAAATATCTTTTTAAAATATTCTAACATTCAATTTCCTCCTTAAAATTAGGCATAATAAAAGCACTCATTAATTTTTAATTAATAAGTGCTCACTTTATTTTTGTATCAATTCTTTTAACTTTTCTTTGTACTCAGCATAACTATTGTATTCATCATAGTTAAACCCAGGTGCGTTTTTACCATATTTCTCTTTATATAATCGTCTTAACTCTAACAATTTTTTATCTTTTCTCATTTCTTCAAGCAATCTAAATCCCTCCTAACAATTCATTAAATATTTTATCTAAACTATTTAAATACTCTTTAATAAAACTATTTATTTCTTTATTGTTTTGATACTTTAGTGTAAATAAATTAGCAAATATTTCTTTCTCTTTATTTCTGTTTTTACTCCAATACTTTTCACTATGAGTTGCTAATAAATCTTCAAATTCATTATTAGATAATGCTCCTAGTATATCACTAATAAATTCATTATTATACAACTCATTAGAATTAGTATATATACTTTGCAAGTTTTCAATATTCTTCATAACATATATAGAGCTACTTTCAATAGCTTTTTGGAACTTAATATTATTATAGCTCTTAATTTCTTTTATATCAATTCTATGTGCAAACTCATGAAGCAAGGCAGCTTCTTTATTATATGATTTAAATTCTTCAATCTTAGGATTAATACCAATTAAATCAATCTTAGTATAATATATAAAAGGTATTTTTTGACTATTATCAATTAGTATTTTGCTTGGTTGAACATACTTGTTAATATATTTTTGAACTTGTTTAGGTGCTTTCTTTGACTTATTCTTGATTGAATTAGTAATGTTCTTTTTAGTTCTATCACCTTTACTATTTGTAGTTATTTTATTCTTTTTATTTTTTTGTTTCTTAATGACTGGAACACTATTATTTTGATGTCTTATTTCATCATACCAACTATCAAGAATATCATTATCTCCTCCACCTAGCCAGTTCTCCATCATTTTAGAAGCTTCATTTATTGGCACTACAACTTGAGTAGGATAACATAAACAATTAGGGTGTGGAATAGGATACTTTTCGGGTGGGAAAACTCCCTCACCTAATCCATATCTATTTTGCTCTGCATACTCGTCACATTCATCCTCTCCCCTCCACTTTACTTGTCTAATATAGTGTTGAGAACTTAGGTTCCATTGTAGACCAATGCAAAACGGATTATTTATTGCATTTTGAACACTTGTTTCCACAAAAGCATGTGTTATAGAGGTTCTAGCAAGTCTTTGAGCTTGATAAGATATACTTTTATTCATTCCAACTTCTAATGTTTTAGCCTCTGTTTTTCTGACTGGATTAACATAATTATCTAAACTCTTTGCTAAGGTCTTTGCATTAGCACCTCTAGCAACATTAGCTTTTATTAATCTATCAATATCTTTTCTATTTTTATTACTATAACCCCAAATTCTACTATCTAATGACCTTTTATCTTTATAAAAGTTACCTGTAACTAGTTTTTCCACTACACTAGTAGTTGCCTTTATACACATAGCATCACATGCAAGGTTCATAGATGTATTTGGAACTATTGATTGATAGTAATACATTTGTAATTCTTTAGCTATATTAGAAGCTTCTATTATACTTTTTTCTGCAACAGGTACTATTCTTTGATTTAACTCATTAATATACCTGTCGATTGATTTATTTAGTTTTTTTAAGTATTTAGTACTTAGATTTAACTCTTTATTTTTAGCAATATCACTTAAAATAGTTTTACTAGCATCTTTGTAGACATTTAATATCTCTATTTGTATTTTTTTATCTAATAATAAAAGTTTTTTTCTAGCTTCAAGAACTTTTTTTGTATAAGAGTTGTCCTTCATATTAATACCTTGTTATTCTTCAGTATTCTTATTAGAATTTTTATTATTAGATTCATCATTTAATTCTTCATCAATATTATCAATCTCTATATCTGCGTCTTTTCTGAACTGGTCTTGCTCTACTGATTGTATTTTTTCAATATCTTCTAATACTTCATTAAAAGATGTTTCATAATCATCATCACTACCAAAGTCTTTTATATAGCTTCTATGACTTCTAACATTGTTGTTGACTTCCTCCATTGCTAAACGCTTGTTGTCTTCCTCGTCTTCGGGTATTGGAAATTTCTTTTCTAAAACTATTAAATAGTCTAGTTTAGTCCAAGTTTTATCATAGTTATTATAACAATTAAGTTTGTCACATGCTTCGATTATTAAATCAATTAATAGTTTAATCCCTGGCTCCCAATCGTTCCATTTCTCGTAGCATCTAGCTATTAAATCATAGTAAATATATTTTAAAGCTTTAGCAGAGGGAATATTTAAAAGCTGTTCAGGCTTTGGAATACTCAATTTATCTGACATACTATCTTCAAGTCTCTTTAAAAACATATTGATTGGCTCAGCACTAGAGAACGAACTTTCAACCCTTTTTGCTTGTGCCTGTTTGCCATTTTCACTTGCATCATTGCTTTTCAATGGCATCAGTGCATTAGGAGCTATTTTGGTTTTATTTACAGTTTCCTCAGTAGCATCTATAATAGCTGTTTGACCAAACATTTGAAATCTCAGAGCATCTGAGAAATCGGAAACCCTTCTATTAAGTTGATTTTGAAGCTCTTTTAACTGTGTTATGTCACTTTGACCTCTTGTATTTATTAGGTCGCTTTCATTTAAAAATAATATGCATGGTATTTTTGTAAATATTGTATCATATGTTTGAACACTTATAGGATTACTTAAATCTTTTTCTTTGAACTGCTCTATTTTAAACTTACATACCTCATTTTCTAAGTAATAAGTGTATCTATTGTATAAATTATCATCATCTATTTTACTTATAAATCTAACAACTACAACTTTAGTCAAGTTACCTTTTATATCAACTTCATAGTTAAAGTCGCTTGAATCGTGGTAATATAAACTAATTGGTTCATTTTTATTAGCTTCAATCCTTAATAATACTCTTTTAGTTACTGTTGCAATCCTAAAAGCTTTTAGTGTCTCACTCCAAAATTTATTATCATCTAATATATCATCAATGAAAATTCTTAAATTCTCACAAGCTTCTTTATCTTTTTTATCTCTAGCTTTAAACAACAAATTAGGTTCTTTTCCTAAAAAAAATCTTGCTTGTTTTTTTATTAATTGTTCTATTTTATTGTCAATTAATTGTGTTGGAACATAGTCTAAATCATCATTTACAACCCAACTTTGACCTAATAAAGTTTTATCAAGTTTATACTTATCTTCTTCGCTAACTGCACCTTTATAGAAAAAATAATCTTCTTTTATCTTTCTCAGTTCTTTCTTTTGTTCAGATGTTAAACCAAGCAAAGTATTTTTTACACTATCCACTAGAATATGACTCCTCCTTTCTTATTATATTGATTTTGTATATTATTTTTCTTCAGTCCTAATCCTTTGTTATAAATATCATTACTATATTTTAGCTCTTTAATGTCTGATACCTCATAACCGTCAAGTGCATACCATATAGCACTAAATGTGTGAGGGTCTATATTAAATTCATCATATATTAGGTTGCTATTTTTATCTGTAGCATATGTTAGGTTCTTTAATTCTTTTATTGTATGTTTACACTCACTTGAACAATAAATCTTTTTAAATCTCTTAACCTTCTTAGTATTTTGTAGTCTACTTCCAGCATATTTCTTAGCACCAAATATATTAAAACCTTGTTGTCTAAAATATTTTATAGTTTTAGGTTCAGCAGCATCAGCTTTTATTAATTCTTGAGTATCTTTAAATTCTTTAATATCTTTAACAGTCACATCATCTGTAGTTTGATTCTTATAGTACTCCCAGTAAACATATAAATATTTATTTTCATGGTCTATAGCTAATCTTAAAAGTGCATTGTATGATTTTTCAAATCCAAAATCGAATCCAACTTTATAATACCTTTGTGGTATATTAGATATTTTATTTATAACTTCTTGATGTTCCATAACTTCAAATTGTGGTAATACTTTAGTTCCATTTATACCAAATCTTCCTTTTCTTGCTATTCTGTATAAGTCATAGTCATATTCTTTCATTTCATCAAGCTGTTCAATATAGCTTTTTGGCAGAAAAAAATTATCATCTGCAACTGAATGATGATAATATGTATTATTTTTTATTACTATTCTATTTTTATATAACACAGTATCATCTAATACAAACCTGTCTTTTTCTTCATCTCTAAAAAAATGTTTATAAGTCCAGTTATCTTCGCCGATTGGATTAGTTGAACAAATTATATGATTAGATAAACTAGGATGTCTCAAACGTCCTAAGAGTTCTTTAAAACCAGTGTATTTGACTTCTGAACATTCTTCTAACCATATTATGGATACACCATTTATTGATTTTAATTTAGCTGGATTATCCATTCCTTTAAAAATTGTCTTACTTCCATTTGGAAATATAACTCTCATAGGACTCGTTTTAAATGATAATATATCTCCTAAACCCATACTTTCTGCAACTTCTTCTAATAGAGAAAAACAACTATCTCTCATTGTGTCATATACTTCTCTTACCACTAAAGCTTTTCTTTTTTCTTCAAGAAGCTTAATAATTAATTTAGTTGCTACATGATAACTCTTTGAACTTCCATATCCTCCAACAAGAAAATAAAATTTGTAATCCCAATTGAATATAAAATCATAAAAGTGGTCATTTGATATAAATTTACTTTCCATTTTCTCCACTCGCTTTCATAACTTTTACAGTTATCTCTTTATCTGTATCATCTTTATTCAGGTTATAAACCTCACATTTTAACTTTTCAACTCTATTTTTCTGCTCCTCTGTAGCTAAATTCCAATCCTTATGAATCATTTCATCATACTGTTTAATTAAACTCCTTAACTCACTCATAGCTCTACTCTGTGCATTAAGAAAAGATGCTTGCCTATCCCATGCAAACTGAAATTCATATTCTATCTTCTCGCCATTTTCTGTGCTTTCATGTTTCTTTAATTCTTTAATCATTTCTTCCTTGTCTTTAACATACATTATCTTTTGTGCTCTTATTATTGCTGCATATTGAATTGTTATCTGTTCCCAAAGAATATCGAATTTATCTTTATTCTTTATCTCATTAATTAGGTCTTGAGTTTCTTCGGGTAGATATTTTGAGAAGAAACCAAACTTCTCAGCATTCTTATTTCCAGGTGGACCAGTAGCATTCTTATTACCTATGGGTGCACCCTTTTTATTTTTAGGTGCACCTTTCTTTTTTTCGCTAGCCCAGTTGTATCTCTTAATCCATGACTTTAAAGTGTTTAAACTAATGTCATACTTTGCTGATATTTCCTTTTGTTTCATACCTTTTAGGTAATCTTGTTTTACCTTTTCTTTGACATCTTGCACATCACCACCTCGTTTGTTTGTCGTTTTGGGAATAAAAAAAGAACTCTTTGAGAGTTCTAATAAAAAACTAATTATTCAACTTCTTTATTTTCTGCAATAATTTTAGCTACTTCACATAAAGTATCTTCTCTTTTATTCTCATTTTTTATTTTGGAAATAAGAAAATTGCTAAAATATAAATTATTACTATATACTAATTTATCGTGAAATTTAGTTGATATTTTTACAGTTTCACTATACATTTTTATAAATAAAGCTCCTATAAAATTTGATAATATTCCACTCAAGACACCAACTATAGGTATTGCATAATTTTTTGTTAATTCTGGTTTTAAATAACACATTGTTAATGTCCCTAATATAAAAAATATTCCTACAAAAATAGTTATCAACCCTAAAACATAAACACCTTTTATTTGCTTTATATTTTCACTATAGTATTTGTTTAAATATTTTTGATGTTGTTTAAATTGGTTTTGTGCTCTTTCCTCAATCTTATTAGAATCAATTCTTTCATATTCTATTTGAGATTCTATTTCATCTAAATCATTCTCTAGCCTATTTAAATTTCTTTCTATATCAAATTTATTTTGTATATTTTTAAAGGATTGATATAAAAAATACATCTCTAGAAATATTAACATTGTTACATATATCATTAGCGTAACTTTGTTAAAAACATTTAAACGTTCTACTATACTAGGCGAAAAATATAACAATACAATTAAAACAAAATATATTATGTTATTACGATTTACAATTTTCAAACATTCTTTATTGTCATTTATAAGCCCTTTAATAGTGCTTCTTTCTTTTTCTAGAATATTAGAAATTTTTTCTTCAGACAAATTCATCACCTCCAAAGTATAAAATTCTACTTCAAAGGTAAATATCCTTCAAAAACCATTCGACAGTTACAAAATAATTCTAAATAATACTTTTGCCTCATTCCTATCCATCATACACAAATATATTTCATTTTTAATTCATTGTATAAAAAAAGACCATCTATTAAGATGACCTTTCAATTTAATCTATTTTTTATCTTTACACCATTTCTTATTAGTATCATCTTTTATATAAGTTCTAACTATTTCACCACAATCTAAACATAAATCTGAATATATAGTAGATTGTACAGGTAGCGTTTTATTTATAACTTTATCTAACTTTCCATCTCTTATATACTTCAACCCAATAGTTTCAGAATATATACCTCCTGCTGTTAAAATACCTTGTTCTATATTTTCACTATTACAATTAGGACATTTCATGGTTATCCCCCTTATGTTTTATTTTATTAAACACTAATTTATTCTTTGATTTCTCTTTTAAATACAACAATACCTTCAATCCAATTTATCTGAAATAAATCCCAGCCATCTTTTCCTAGATTATTAAATTCCTCTTCTAAAATAGGTATCCGTACATCATTTATAGTCTTCCCTTTATTAAAAAGTGGTGTAGCTGGTAACTGAAAAAATTTATACTCATACATACCCATACCTCCTAGTGATTGTTTTCTTTTATATTACCATAATATAAAAAAGACCATTTATCAAAATGACCTTTTTTATTATATTAATCTATAATTAATATTTATCTGCTATATTATTATTTTTTTAAATCAAATTCCACATTTTTTCTAATAAAATCAGTTGTAACATCAAAGCCACAATCAGTTAATATTTTAAGTGTTCCTCTACATCCCTCTCCATTATAACCAGCTGAACAACAATTTTTTATTATCATATTCTCTCCTCTATTATTAATTAGAGTCAATTTGTATTCAGCTTTTTCAGGCTTACTCTCCATTTTAGCTTCTACAACTGTGCCAAAACCAATTTTATAATTATCAAAAAACTCCAGTGCTCTTACAGTACTTAAAACATCACTTTTTATTTCTATACTCATTCAAATCCTCCCCTTTCATTATACATAATTTTACAATTTTCATATGTTAAATATATGAATTATATTTGAATATTATTTGAATTTTCGCTATAATATTAATATTTTATTTTTATTAAGGCAAGTTCCAGGAATCGAACCTAGATTAAACACCAGTCCTTGCATGGTGAGTGAGGTTACCAAGCCCCACTCTTTTTAGACCTCTGAATTAAGATACAAAATTGTATGAGATTTTAATCTCAATTCAAATACTTAATATAGTGTATCAATAGATTTTGAACATAGTTAGAATTGAACTAACAGCATCCTCATGCCCTGCCTAGTCTGTTCATAGTAATAAAAAAAGACCATACACTGGTCTTAATTAAATTCATATTTTTCTTTGTACTCTTTAATAGCATCATCCCAAGCCTCTTGCTCTGTTATTTTCTTTTCTATAGCAATTCTTTTTGCTATATCTCTTATCTTTGTTGCACCTTCTAATATTCCCATTTCATATTTCCCCCTATTCTATATAATTTAAGCGAGGTCATAAGTCCTCGCTCTATTTAAAATATAAGTTAAACATCTTTTTTAAGTTGTAAATCAGGAAATGGTATAACTTTAGCAGAAGTTAGAGTATTTTTAGGTAAATTTAATAGATATTCTACTTCTTCTGGCTCCATACTAAAGTTATAAGAAAATGAAAGTTCATCCATAAATTCTTTAGGAGTAAAAACTTTTTCATTTAGCAACATCAAAACTGCTGTTTTTAACAATGCTGGTAGAGAAGTTAATAACTCATCATCTAATGGTTCTGATTTTCTTAGTCCCCTACGTTGTAAAGTACGAATCATAGACTGATATTCATCCATACTGATAATTCCTAAAGAATATGAACGACGAATCATTGCTTGTATAGAAACTTTCCATTTACGTTTCAATTCTGTATAGTTTGGGATACGTAAAGGAGTTCTCTTAGCATCAATTTTAAAAGTCTCTTCTGGTAATAAGAATGCAGATGCAAATCTATTAGCTTCTGATTCTCTGTCTTTAAATTCTTGTTTTTCTAAAGCTTCTACATCCTCGCTCCACTCATGCAAGCATATATGCCCTAATTCATGAGCTATATCAAAATGAATTCTAGAGGCAGAAGTCTTATTACTAGAATATCCAATCAGATAAACTGTCTCTCCCGAAATATCTACCATCTGACTGAATGCATCTATATCATCTGTAGAAGTCGAGAAACTTGTTACAAGTATTCCGTGTTGTTCTACTTCATATATGATATTATCAATAGGTTTTAACCCTAATCCCCAAGCTTCTCTTAAAAGTAAAGCAGCTTCTTCTGGTGTTTTCCCAGAACAATCTGGTAAATTTAATGTTGGGAATTCAATATAATCTTGTAAGAAGAAATATATTTCTGCTAGAAATTCCATTTTTTGAATTTGCTCTGCTCTATATTTTTTATTTGTAGTCAATAATGCCCTGAAATATGTTGAACCTATTGCAATATTATTTCCTGTTTCTAAAAAGAACTTAACTGGAAAATCTAATTCTTTTGCTATTCGTTTCACTACATTATTATCATTTGGTTTCGATTTATTATTCTCATACATCGAAACAGTCTGTCTTTGACAGTCAATTCTCTCAGCTAATTCAGCTACTGTCATTCCTCTGTATATACGAGCTTTCTTTAAACGCTCTCCATTAAAATTAATTTCCATAATTATTTCCTCCATCTATTCACTAAAAAGTGACTACTTGGCATCTTCCTCCTTTTTCGCCTTTTTTAAAGGATGTGTTTTCTTTCTTGCAACTGCTTTTGAAGTTAAGTTTAATCCAAGAGTAGGATTATTTGCAATAGGATTAGTATTATCAACTTTTTCTGCAACTGTACTTTCTTCTATAGATATATAAGAACTCCAATCTTTTTCTGTAACAATGTCTAAGTTTGTATCAATCATTACAGCACGAATAGATGTAAGTTGATATTCAGATGCATCAAATAATATTAATGCATGATGGTTAACAACAACATTATCTTTTATTAGATTCGCAAGTAATTTTTGTACATGTTCCTTAACTTTATCTTCATCATCAAATTTTTTAGGGAAAAAGGATATTTGCCCAATTGGTGCTTTTAAATCTTCATTAAAGTTTTTAGTCAACTCATTCAAGTAGTGCATGTTTCTTCTTTCAGGTTGTTTTTCATATATTTCCTTAAATCGTTGCTCTCTCATTATGGTAAAAATATTTTCACTACTTTTTTCATGTATAATGACCATTCCCCAACATCCACGTTTAGCTTCATACGCCATACAATCAGGAGTATTAAGTACTTTACAAAGATCTCTATTTAATAAATCCCAAATACGGGTAGGTATACTATTTTTAGTTACAAGATTCTGCTTTTTAATATCTTCTTTTATTTTATCTCCAACAGCTCCATTAACACATTGAACAATTGTAGAAATTATTTCAACAGGTACTTCTAGTCTTACGTCTTCTGGCATAAAATTATGCACCTCCTACATGTTTATATATTTATTGTAGGCGTTTTATGTAAAAGTGTCAATATCAAAAGACAAATATATTTATTTTTTATATTTAAAGCGTCATTTGAAAATTTTCGACTTTTTATATGATGTCCTTAATTATAAAAATTATTCACTTTGGCTAGAGCAAAGACAATCCCTTAACCCTAGCCTAATATATATTTAGTTTTGAGAGGGAAATTTTTCATTTCCACAATACTATTATCTCATGTTTCAAGACTTCATGTCGGACATAAAACGGACATAACTTCTTATTGTATTTCTAATAAATTGAATATTGGTTCTTGCTCTGTAAGTGCTTGTCTGCCAAACATAGCTATTGAAATAGATGCTATAGCTATATCTCTTCTTCTTCTTAATTGTCTTTCTTCCATAAACAATTTATCTGATATTTGAAACCATTCAAATTTATTTATATATCTAAATTTTATTATTTCTCTTTCCACATATCTTAAATTATTTATAGCTATATCCAAAGTTTTTTTTATTGCCATCATTGTATATAATTCAATTTCCTTTTCAGTTTTTTTATCTTCAATAGATACTAATTTATCCTCAATTTTGTTATTTATATTATAAGTTTTACTTGTAGGAATGCTATCATAGCTTATTGCCTTGGTTAAATCTCCAACAGAACATTTATCTAAATTATAAATATCCCCTTTCAGTTTGTTTATATTAGCATCCATTTGATTATATTCTTCAAGAAACTTCTTAGTTGCATTAAAAAACTCTTTTTTAGTTTTAGACATACTCACACACTCCTATCAATTATTTATGTTATAATAATGTTGTAATGACAGTTTTAGATTTTTGACAACTGGAGTGTGGGAGCACTCCTTCTTCTTTTTCTTAACTTACTATTGATAATTGACTGTTTAATAATCTTATTTCTTCTTCAAGAACTGTAGGTAACTTATAATTATCTACTATTTCCAGTACCTTATCTAACTGACAACGCTTTATAGCCTTATAACTTTCTACTCCAAATTCTCGTTTAATCTGGTGGTATATATCACTATAAACTTTACCTCTTAGAGACTTATTTTTATAAGCCCTACTACCATGACCTCCTAGTGATTTTGTTGCTACTCTCTTAACTTCTTTAACAATACTCTCACACTCTATATTGAATAATGGTGCATCATCCATAAAGTTCTCTAACTTCTCATTAACACTCTCTATTTTAGTTTCTAAGACTTCCTGCTTCTTATCTAGCATAAATATAGCTTGTAACTCCTTTGATGCACTTAAAAGAGGATTATTTAATTCTTTTCTCATGGAGAAATATCCATCAACTATTTTCTCGTATTGTTCCCACGCCTTGTCGTCTTCCAGTATTTTAAGTAGTTTTGAATAACCTCTCTCAGATAACAAATAAATATTTCTTGACTGATTAAAAGATTGTTTACTATATCCAACATCTTCATAACCTAATCCTTTTGAAGGATTAGCCTTTAAATCCCCTAGTCGTTCAGAACGACTCACTTTTAAATCTATAATATCTACATTTGTTTTAAATCTTTTTATGTTATTGTTAATTAACTCATTAACTTTGAATAATTCTCTATTATGTATCTCAGCTATATCCTTTACTAGCATTGCTTTCTTGCCTTTTCCAAACCCACCCTCAATATCATGAAATTTCATTCCCTCAACTTCTAAAGTTCCAAGTACTGTTATTTCTTTATTTATGTTTTCATTCATAGTCTATCTCTCCTTTATCATTTGATATATTCTCTATTTAACTTTTTCACATTTTTATGAAAAACTAAGTACATCTTGTAAGCTTCAATATTTACTTCTTATTCTTTTTTGCATCTCTTTTTTTCTTATTCAATTCTTTATACTCTATCCAACCATCTACACCATATTTCTTACTCCTAGAAACCCATGTCAATTTTTCAGGAAAATTATAATCAAATATCTTTCTTTTTATCTCTCCTTGCTGAGTTCCAAACCCTTTTACATCTATATATTCAACCTCTCCATTCCATTTGTATATTGCAAAATCAACGGTATAAGTAATAGCTCTTTCAGAAACTCCAAACTTTTTAAATTTTGGTTGCAACTCAAATTTCTGTTGTAGCCCAAAATCTTTAATTTCTCCTTTTGCTTTCTTATCTTTAAGATATAAATAGTATTCTGCTTCATCTTTACTATCAAATTTAATTCCATCTATTATAGTTTTCTTATTATTGTATTTGCTCAATTGTTTTCTCCTCTATTTTATTCCCAGCTCAACATAACCATTTCCTAATTTAACAAAATACTCAATCTCTTTGTTTACTTCAATTCCTGTAAATTTCTTATCTTTAAATGACTGTAATATAACTGTATCTCCTGCTTTAAAATCTACTGTATGCTCTACTTCAATTTGTTTTTTATTCTTAATTACATCTTTAAAAGTACTAGAAGCTATCTGTAATTCATGTATCATACAATCACCCTCAAAGTTTATATTTTAGTTCTCTTACTTGTATGTTTTCCTTCTCTTTATCGAGTCTTACTGTATAACCTGCCTTTATAAGTAACCTTGCTATTTCTAATCTATCTGTATCATTTAACGACCCATTTTTTTGTGCATATATTTTACTCATTTTGTACCCCCTTTCTAGGAAGCAATAGTATGATATTTACTTCCTAGAAGTTTAATTTAATTTTATTTGAATTTAACTTTTTGACTTTTCTTAATAATGTCGTCTAGTTCATCACTTGAATACTTAGTAAATGTTTCATCAAAATTATGAAAGTTAGTTTTTTTAATTTTACTAGGAGCATTAACACCCTTGTTATTAGACTGTTTCTTCTCCTGCCTACTCTTTTTCTTCCTCTCAAACTCATTCTGATACTCTGTAAGTTCTAAACTAGTTTTTACATTTGCTTCTATCCAGTTATTTAATATTGTCTTTACATATCTATAGTTCTTAACTCCACTCCCTACAGCTTCATCAATAGCCCTTACAATTACTTCTAACTCCATCCCATCATCTAAGTAACTCATTAACTCAATAAAGTTATTCGGAGTAATTACACCTATATATTTTTCAAAGTATTTTTTTATGTAGACAGTTTTATCTGATTCAGATTGTTCATTAATAACAATAGTAGTAACATCATTACTTACTTTAAAGTCATTACTTACTAGTTCCGTGTTTTCCGGTTTCCGAGAAACCCGGTTTCCGGGAATCCCGGTTTCCGGAAAATCAGTTTTTCGGGATTTTAGCTTCTGAGGATTTTCAAGTGGTATCTCATATACTTGATAATCATATCCTCCAAGCATCTTATTAGTATTAGAATCTCGACAAGGTGTTCTTGTTATATATCCATTTTCTATGAGCTCCCTTAAAATATTTGCTGTAGCATCCCTCCCATTTTTACTTCTTTTGTATAAATCATTAACATATATCTTCCAATGGTCGGGCTTACTAATTAAATATGAATGTAAACCTTTTGCTTGCCAGCTTAATTTTACATCTTCCAAACAAGTTTTATTTAAAACTACATATGGATTATCTTTGTCTTTGCTTACTCTTATAATCCCCAATACTATCACCTACTCTTGTTTTTGCTTCTCTAAAATGCTCTTATATCCATTTAAAACTTTCTCATACTCTTGTTTAGTCAAATCTACTGCTAACTTTCCAAACTTCTTATATACTTCACTATCAACTCTATTTTTATCTTTTTCTATAGATTCTCCTAGCGAATATAGTGTATTTAATTCACTCTCATTAACTTCTTTTTTTTTCTGCTCATTTCCATGTTTATTGGTTGCATCACTATCTTTTGTATCATCAATACAAAATAATCCATTTAAAGCGTACTTTCTTGCATAACTTGATACACTTCCAGTTACTTGTGCTAAATCCATACCTTTTTTAGTTTCATCTTCTCTAGCTAATGCCTTTGTAGATACTTTCTCTCCTGTTTCTGCATCTATTAAAGTAGCTGTAGCTTCTACATAAAATCTATTTCCTATCTGAACAATATTATCATCCAATATAACCAATGCTTTTTCTTCTTTTAGAATAGGTTTTAAACCTTCTAGTATATCCTCACAACTCCTATAGTTGTATTTACCAAAGCTATTAAATTGACTTTTAGGAGCTTTTAAAGCACTCTGTATATTTACAAGCTTCATATAAATATTATTAGTTTCCATATCTCCCACCTACTCTTTTTTAGCTTTTGGAATTGTTAATGTAGTTCCATATTCAATCCTGCAACCTTCAACCTCATGACCCTTTTTGATAAAATCTTTTATAGCATTCTTATCTACTTTTATAACTTGCTCTACTGTTTTATATATACCAGGTATTTTTTCTTCATCTTCTATGACCAAGCTACCTGCCGATTTTCTTATACTTATATTTCCTAAAATTGTTTCTACCTTCTTAGTACCAAGTAACTCCATACAATCTTTTATATTGCTTTTTAACCTATCAAGACTATTCTTTTTAACTCTCTTTAACTCTTGCAACCTCTTAATTTCTGAATCTATAGAGCTTATATCACTGTCAATATTCATTATTACTGAGACTATTCTAGTGTTTTTATTTTGTATCTCTTGCTTTATTATTTCTTTTATTTCCTCTAGTTTTTCAGCTTCATTTCCTGTTATTTCTGTTAAACCTTCTTCTATTTCTAATAAATCTGTAGTTAATTCATATAAAGTACTCATAATTTCCCTCCATTTATGCTATAATATAGCTATAATTTTTTTGATTTACCTTTTGATTAGAGCCAGTCGTAATGGCTCTTTTCTACATTATTTGAACACTTAATGGTCTATCTGTTTCAAATTCTTCTCTCATTAGTAGTTCTTCTGCTTCTTCGGTATCTTTTTCTATCCTCTTGTACTCTGCATATGCTTCATGCTTAATTTTGTCTTGTTTATCTGTTGTAAGACTTCTATCTGCCCATGCTCTTTGTACTATATCTAAATATATTAAGTATTGTGCTTTTCTGTATTTTTCTATATCTTTGATTAATTCTTGTCTACTTTTCATTTTCCACTCCCCCTATTGATTCAATTTCTGAATTTAACATGAGCAAAATATCCTCATATGCTCCTAATTCTTTTTCATCTGCTCTACACTTATATCCAATTGACTTTTTAAATTCTATCCTCTCATTTAGAGCTTGTATCTTATATTCTAAAAATCTTTTAGTTACTTCCATCTTCAATCCCCCTTAAAGTTCAAGTCCTCTTTGTTTACATTCTTCCATATAAGCTACACACTCTGCATAAAATCGTGGTGTAGGCACTCTTTTATGTTTTTTACAGAATCTTAGAAACCATCTTAGAGTCATTTAAATCACCCCCTTTCTCTTTTTCATTACATTCCTATCTTTCATTGCATTTTTCATTACATATTCTTCAAAAGAAATTAAATCTATCCTATATGAACTACCTATAGGAATTACAGTATAATGGTTTTGTGCCATTGCTTCTCTTATCATGTTTCTTGCAGTTGAATCAGACACTTTTAAGTACTCACTAAACTCCTTTACTGTGACTAACTTCATTCTTCTAATTCCTTCTCTATCTAAAAACATCTTAATGATGTCTGTTGTATCGTCTCTATTCATTAATTCTTGAACTAAATCTTTTGTATCTATGAATTGTAATGCTACACTCATTTTTATCTCACCCTTTCTGTACATGTAAACTATTTAAAGAAAATCTTGCTAAACTCTATTCCTAAAAAATAGAAAACTACAATTAACATTAATCTAAGTAATACTGCTTTTTCTTTATTCTTTATTTTTACCACTCCTATCTCCTAACTAATTCATCTAATGTAATGTCTAAATAGTCAGCTATTTTTATTAAAGTATTTATGGTTGGATTTTTCTTTTCATTTCTTATAATTTTGTATAATCCACTTTCATCTATCCCTAATTCTTTTGCTAATTTATAAGGTTTTATATTTCTTTTTCTTAGTATTTGACTTATATTGTCTCCTATTAACACTTAATCACCTTCGTTCTACATGGTATAATATAAATATGGAATAAATTCTAAATTATTAAAAATGGGGGTATTACTTTGGCAACTATAGAAGAATCAATAAAAATGTTTAACAAAATGAATAGAAGTTTACTAAATGTTGTTGCTCAAATTTCAGAACCTTTGAAACAAAATCATGAAATAATGCAACAAAGTCTTAAAGCTCTTGACACAAATACAACTATTATTAAAAACTTTCCAAATAATTCATTTGCTAATATTCAATATAATTTATCTAATGTAACCAACACATATGATTATGGTATAGAAATTTCAAAACTAATATCTGAGAGTCATTCAATTATCAACAACATGAACATAGACAATCTTTACATAAATAAAATACATTCAAATATTCAATCAATGTCTAATGCTTATGATGCTTTTTTAAATATTTATCAAAATAACAGTTCTCATGATTTTTATCTTAGTGAAGAAGACTTTTTAGAATCATCTAATGAGTTATCCAATGTAATTCAAGATGTTAGTTTAGAAACTGATAATAGTGAATTAAATGAAAACATAGAAAATATAATCTCTATCATTAAAAATAATAAAAAAGATGTTATTGCTTATACCCTGGCTTTAATTACAATTTTTATTGCTCTTTTAACTCTTCATAGTTCTAATGTTTCATCAGATAAATTGCTTAATTGTCAATACACTATGATTAAACTTATGGAAAAAATCAATGATAACCTTGAAACTAGAAATAAATTAATAGAAGATAATAATGCTGACAATGAAACTAGAAATATTCTATTAAAAGATATAGATACACAGTTAAGATTACAAAATAATTTAGAACCTTTAGAATAATATTTTATTGAAATTTCATTTCTAATTTATTTTTTAATTTTAAAATTTCATTAGTATTTTGTTCCATTATTTTAATGTTTTTATCTATTACTCTATTGTAATAAATTGAACAAATAACATTAAAAGTAGAAAATATAATATTTACAATCATAAGTACAGTTATAAATTTTGATATTTTATTCTGTACTTTTTTGTTTATGATTTTCATTTAATCACTTCCTTTTCAAAATATTCTGTATTTAATTTTCAAGGTACTGTCATGCTTTAACTTAACATTGATAATTGTTCTTCTTCTTCCTTCAATAATCTTTTTAGAATGTACTCTTGACCTTTTCCTGTAACTCTTGTTGTTCTATAAGTAAATACACCTGTTGATGTCTCTCTAGTACCTTCCACAGTTTCTAAATAACCTTTTTCCACTGCAAATTGCTTTGGTTCAGTTGAATTTTTAAATACCAAACCCCATAATCTTAATTTTTCATATAGCCTTTTCTCACCAATTATTATTCCATTACTTTTTGAAATCACCTTAGCTACTTCTCTTACAAGTAAACTATTTTTTGATGATGCTATTTGATTAATAAATCTATTTTTTTCTTCCAGTTCTCTATTTTTACTTTCTATTTTCCTTTGAGCTACTTGTAATGCTCTTGCCATTATTTCATCATCTGACATATCTTCTGTTGTATGTATATATCCACCAGTTTTACGTATTTCTTTTAATATCTTTTTAACTTCTTTTTTAAATCGTTTTGCGATTGGTTTTCTACTTTGCATTAAAACTTCATATAAACCATCTTCTGTTAAAAACCAAGCACTATAAGCATTGTTTAGAGTGCCTATCTGTATTAATTCTTTTTCTTCTGTTTCAATATTAGATAACATCATCGATACATTACTATGTTCTATCCAATTAGATACATCTTTGGCTAGAAATAAAGGGTTTTCTGAAGTTCCATAAATCCTAAATTCTTTACCTAGTAACTCTTGTTCTTTGATTGTTTGTAAGTTATTCATACTTATCATCCTCTCGTACACCTTTCGTGTGATTTATTTTCAAAAAAAATTTCATCTATATTTACTTCTTTGAAAGCTTTTTTAAATTTCATAAGAAAGTTAAAACTTGGATTTCTAATTCCCAACTCTACTTTTGAATATAGGGTTAGAGTTAAACCCAACCTGTTCGCCATTTCTTTTTGAGTCATTTTTTTAGAATTTCTAAAATCTACTAAACTATTATACATTTAACCACCCTCTCACTTCACACGTTTCGTGTGTTTATATTTATATAATACACTACACATTTCGTGTTGTCAATGTTTTTTTATACTTTTCGTGTAGTATCATTTTTTTCTACACTTTTTGTGTTATTATAAATCAAAAAGGAGTTTTCGAGATGTTTGCAAAAAGATTAAAAGAACTTAGAATAGATGCCAAATTAAAACAGTCTGAATTAGCTCAAAAGTTAGATATATCGCCTAGCACAATAGGCATGTATGAGCAAGGTCGAAGAAGTGCTGACCAGGAAACTTTGTTAAAAATATCGGATTTATTTGATGTATCTATAGATTATTTATTAGGAAAAACAAATGTAAGAAACAATTTATTTATAAATAAAAATGGAATAGATTACGATGCTGAAAACTTTAAAACAGAAAAAGAACTTATTGAAAATATGAATCTTGATGAAAGTATGAGAAAGGTTTTTAATGTATTCAGTGAACTAAGTCCAGATGCAAGAGAAAAAGCATTAAAAGTGGCAGAATTATTTTTATTAGATGAAAAAAATAAAAAATAACTTCCTTCAGAGAATTAGGTGCTTATATAAATAGAACTGTTTCAAATCCTAAAATATGGTGTATAGTAGGTATAAATAAAGCATTTTTGTATACCTATAAAGATAAATATATAGAACTTATTAATAAGACTATAAATCAACAAACTATAGAAATAAGAGTAATTTCACAAAAATAAACTCTTGCAAAGACTTCAAAGGATATGGAAATAGAATCTGTTAAAACATTATATAAAGTCTAAAAGAAGAAAATAAAAAACTTAAAAATAGTGGTGTTTCTTTATTAGGTAAATTAGCTTAAAGCTAAAAATCTTAATAAAAACATAAATAAAGCGTTGATTAGTATTAAAAAACGTTTTATTTATGTTTAAAGGTTAATTTAATTCTTTATAATTTTAATTTCAGCATTTAAATTATTTTTACCAAATATATTATATTTACAATTTTCTAATGAAAAGTCTGAGTTATTCTTTTTATGTAGTTTATGTAATACCAATTTCAAATATCTTAAAGAATTACTTGGGTTAGTATCATTTACAGCTACCTGAACAAGACTTTTTCCCTTATCATCCCATTCATCCCATAATTTTGGGCTAATTATTAAATTTTCTGACATTAGAGGGATTATGGCATTAAAATAATATTTAATAATTTGTTGAGAAACTTGTTCAAATGATTTTAAATATTTTTCATATATTTTAAAATCCTTTTTCAATACGCTAATTAAAATATATGATTTTTCATATTTTGAAAATGAGGTTACAAATATTCTTCTCACCATCTTAGATTTATTATCGTATACCTTAAGTTTATTTCCCATTAAATCAAAATTAGGAGCTATACTCATATAATTAGCGAATTTAAACTCATAAGGGAATTCAATTACCAATGTAGCTAATTCAGAATATTTTTCATTAATAATGATTTTATCAAAATTACTCTTGTAATAATTCATTTCTTCCTTTTTATTTAAACTCTCTCTATAATTAAATACAATTGAGGCTTCTTTTGTCAGTTGAGGTATATCTTTAAACATATTTGTATAAAACTTATTTGATATCATTTCTGTATAATATTCAAAAGAAAATGTTCTATATGCAAAAAGAAATACTTGTTTTAGATTATTAGGTGAAAAAATTCTATCTGATTTTTCTATATCTTCAAATAATTTATTATCATGATTTTCACAAAAACAAGTTTGCACTGTGGCATTTTTTATTAGCACTTTAGATAAAAAACAAAATGGCTCTTTCTCATTCTTCATTACTTCTAAAATCTCTGGATTTTCTTTTTTATTCTGTTTTAAAACATATTTATCTATAGCTAATTTTGATAATATACCATTTTCTTGTATTGCATGTGCTTCTATTGCCTTAGACTTACATCCTGGATATAAACAAAGATTAATTCTACTTTTTCTTGAATTTTTTGCTATTATTGACAATGTTTCATTTTCATTATGAAATGTTCTTGCTTCTTTTAAGTAACAGCATAGTCCAAATGTTTTTCCACTCCCACAAGGGCATTCCTCACTTTTAGAAAATTTAAAATGCTTACAAAATATTTTAATCTCCCCCAATCATAGAATACTTAATAATTATATGTTATACTAGTTTTAATTTTTATTCTATTATAAAATTATAAATTAAACAGAGTAAATGAAATTCTATATCTTAACTTGCTATAGAATTTATTTTATGAACAATTTAAACACTTATATATTTTTAAAACTAATCCTATTTTGTATTATTTTTATATATTTCTTCTACCTTAACTTTATACTCATCTATTTTGTCCTTATTTAAATCTTTTAACTCTTTCATAATTGAATTTAACCTTGAAATATAGTTATACTTTGACTTTTCCACATACTTTCCCCCTATCACTAGAACTTATGTTCTTATTTTTAGCTAAAAACTCCCAACAATTTTTAATAAAGTTTATATAATTACACCCTTTCAACCCCCAAATTATTTTTAGATTATTCAGAATTGTCTTAGATAATTATCTTACTTACATGATAATACTTTTGATTTGTTAATGCAATAAAAAAAGCGTAATTGTAATAAAAAATCGAATTTTGTAGACAGTTGGAATTTTTTTCCAATATAATATATTATTAATCGAGTTTTTTATTATATTTTTTTATGAAAACTTGTTTTTATAATAATTTTTATACTAATTAATATGGTATTTATTTTACTTTATTATAGACTGTAAATATAGTACTCTTTTTAAAACTATTTAATTCTATGTTTTTTTCCAATATATATAGTATTTGTATGGAAAATTTTATATACTTAAATTGTTATTATCATGAAGTAGAATAAACTATATGAGAGTAAATTCAATAGACAAATATAAAACACTTGTTAATGATTTGTATAATCTAACTAATATACATATAAATAAAATTGCTTGACTTTGCTAAGTTTAGAACATTAAAATTAAATATGAGTACACTAATAAATAAAGTTGTTAGCAGATAGAATTTTATTTATTATTTGCTTATATGAAGAAACTAATTATATAAAAAACATTATAATTTATTGCATACTTACATATTATACTTTTATATATAAGAAACCAGTAACTAAAATCTTAATACAAGGAGGTGAGAGTGTGGAAAATAAACTCATATTAAATCGTATTTTCACTAAAAATACATTTGAAAACTTAATAAATAATACAGATAATACTTTATATTCATGTGTTATAAAAAGATATTTAAAGACATTTGAATCAAAACCTAATTTCGAATTGATAAGTGAAATATATAAATTTATGAATTCTGAATATAGAAATGAATATGTCTATAAAAATACACTCTTAAACAAATTGTTATTAGGACGTCATAGCTTGAATACTACCACAGCTTTAACTGAAATTCCTATTAGTAAATCTAAGGCTGATTTCATATTAATTAATGGAAAGGGAGTTGTATATGAAATCAAAACAGAATTAGATAATTTTGAGCGTTTAGAAAATCAGATAAATGATTATTATAAAGCCTTTAATCATGTTTGTGTAGTTACTTGTAAAGCTAATCTTGAAAAATTAGAAAAAGTTCTGAAAAATAATAATGTTGGAATATGTGTTTTGAATAAAAATAATTCTATTAGTACTATAAAAAAACCTATAGAGTATAATTCTTGTTTAGATTATAAGACTATGTTCAACATTTTGAGAAAACCAGAATACGAAAATGTTATATTAAATAATTATAAAAAATTGCCTCAAACAACACAATTTAAATATTATGATGAATGTTTTCAGCTTTTTAAACAATTAAATTTAAACTTAGCACATAAAGAAATGCTTAATCAATTAAAAAATCGTTCCAAAATTGAAGTCAAGGAATACAAAGAATATGTTCCATATGAGTTAAGGTCTCTAGTTTATTTTGCTCAATATAAATATAATGATTATTTAAAATTAGATAGCTTTTTAAAAAGCAAATTCAAGGGGTGAAATTTGTGTATTTACCATATTTAAGAGGGCGACAATTTGAGTTAATAGCATTAAGAGAACTAGTAAAAAATAACCTCATAGGAAATAAAATTATTCCTATAATTGAGCCAATAAAACTCACTTCTACTTTGACAAAAACGTTAGAGGTGTTTTCTGAAAAAAATAGGATGCTTTCGATCATAATGAATCCTAAATTAAGCAATTTTATAAATGAATTAGATACGATAGAGAATAATACTATTAATAATAAATTTTCTAATGAAATAAAAAAGGAGAATATTATTAAATCTTACATAGTTAATGAAAATATATTAAATGAATTGTCAGATTCATTAGAAATCAAAGATTTGTTAATCATTAACAGAAAAAGAGATGATATTGAATATTTTCTAAAAATATTTCATGATAATGTTCCTAAATACACTCTAATTCCAGAAGATAGAACTTTTAAAAGAAAAGTTAAAGGTAATAAAATATTGTTAGAAGACAAATTCAATAGACAAGATAGAAATGCAGATTATTTAGTTTGCAACGATGAGTTTTTTTCAGAAGATCACTTATATTTTAAAAGTGAAGATTTCAAAGGTTTTTCAGACTACTCTATAGTTGGAGATAATTATAGCGAATCAGGATTTGCTCCATATGCAGTAGCCATACATATTGTATATTTTTCTATGAATAGTGATAATGAATTAGAACTTAGAATTAAACATTTTGTTTCACAATCTAATGATGATATTAGTAACCCAGCAGGAAAGTTTGAAGAAGCTCTTACTAAACTAATTAATTGGATAAATACTGAACAATCTAAACCTTCTTTTAAATCTACTTTTGCTCTAGAAGAATTTATTAAATACTATAATACAGGTAGTTATCCAGGTTTAGGAACAGTGAAAAAATTATCTATTATGCACCATATACAACTTATGAACTTCTATTTAGAGGGAGAGTTTTAATTATGAATTTTTGTATACATTGCATTAAAGATATTCAGATTAAATCCATGATGAAAAATAAAACAATAGGAGATTGTGATTTATGTAATAGAAAAAATGTATCTATTTATGATACAGAAAAAGATACATATTTAATTGATCCATTTGAAGAATTTTTAGATATATATACATGCAAAGAATTTCTACCTAATGGTTTTCTGCCTAAAAATACTAGCCGCTTAAGTGATGAAATATTTAACAAGTGGAATATATTTAATATTGAAAAAGAAAGAATAGATGATGTAATTATAAGTATTTGTAAAGAAAAATATAGAGAGAATAAAAAAATTTTTGAAGAATTAGTTGGTATTTCTGAATTATATGATAAAGAATATCTTGAAAATAATTCTTTATTAAAAAATTTTGAATGGGAAGATTTTTCTAATGCTATAAAAAAGGAGAATAGATTTCATACTAACCACATTAATACAAATGTATTAAAAAAATTTTTAAAATTTGTTGAAAAAACATATCCATCTGGTAAAATCTTTTTAAGAGCAAGAATTTCTACTAATGAAAATGGTTTTAATAAAGATGACATGGGTTCTCCACCACCTGAAAAAGCTTCTGCAGGACGTGTCAATCCATTAGGAATAAGCTATCTTTATCTTTCAGATAATCTATACACTACTTTTTATGAAGTTCGTGCCAATGTATATGATTTTGTTACTGTTGGTGAATTTGCTTTAAATCGAAATATAAATATAATAGATTTAAGTCAACTTGATAAAATAAGTCCTTTTTCTGGAATAAATTGCACTGAATATGCTATAAACTTAAAACATCTAAAAAAAATTAGCGCAGAAATTGCAAGACCACTTAGAAAACAAGACAGTCAATTAGATTATTTACCTACTCAATATATTGCTGAGTTTATAAAGAATAATGGTTATGATGGTATAGAATATAAGAGTACATTAGGAAAAGAACATACTCATAATATAGTTATTTTCGATAAATCCATTTGCACTTGTGTTGATACAAAAGTATATGAGATAAATCTAAATTATAATGAAAAGGAATTATCTATTGGCTAATATTTAAAATAGAATACAAGAGCTGTTTTAAATAATTAAAATGCATTTAAAGCAGTTCTTTATTTAGATGTTGATATTATTGTAATTTTTCTATTTTACTGTATTCATTTAAAATACAAGTATAGAAATTATTTTTGTTTACAAAATAAACAAAATCAGTTTCACTATCCTCTCCTTTTTATATATGAGATGTTGTATATCTTATATAATTCTACATCCAATTTTCTTTTTCTTCTTTAAAATATTTATCTTCCCATTAATTTGCAAGTATATAAATACGTGTTATAATAATATCATTCTAAGGAGTTTATAAAATGAAAAAAGATATATATGTATATCCTGCTATACTAAGCTATGATAATGATGGTATATCAGTAGAATTTCCTGATTTACCAGGTTGCATTACATGTGGAGATACAACAGAAGAAGCTTTAAAAATGGCAAAAGAAGCATTAGGGCTACATCTGTATGGCATGGAAGAAGGTAATGACATAATACCGAATCCAACGACTATAGATAAATTAAACTTAGAGAAAAATCAAATACCAACTTTAATAGAGATATATATGCCTATTCACAGAAAAGCTATAGAGAATTATTCTGTTAAAAAAACTCTTACCATACCACAATGGCTTAATAGAGAAGCTGAAAGAAATAAGGTTAATTTTTCTCAGATACTTCAAGAAGCTTTAAAAAACCATCTTAATATTCATTAGATATAATTAGAGCAGTCTAACTGCTCTTTTATATAAATTTTATAAAACTTATAAAGGGAGTGTACATATGAACATCAAATCAGCTTTTATAAGAAAAAGAAATGAAAAATTTCATGTATACGTGGAGTATGTGGAAGAAGAAACTGGGAAAAAGAAACAAAAAAGTTATGGAAGTTATGAAAAGAAAAAAGATGCTGAAAAACATTTAATTGAAATAAAATCGACTATAAACAATAATAAATTTGTTGCTCCAAGAGATATAACATTTGTAGATGCATGTTATAAATACATTGTGACAAATGGTAACAATTGGTCTCCTTATACAATTGTGAATAGGAAATCTTGGATTAAAAACTATATAGAGCCTTTTTTCAAAGATACAAGATTAATAGACATAACACCTTATTTAATGCAGTCTTTCGTAAATAAACTATTTACTAAATTTACATCTGGAAGTGCTAAAGTTAGATATGGCTTTGTAAGTTCTGTATTAAAAGAATCTTACAGATTAAGAGAAATAACAGAAAATCCTTGTAACTTTATAAAGCTACCTCATAAAGAAAGTTCTTTTAAAATTAATATTTATGATAAAGAAGAGTCACTACTTCTAATAGATAAACTAGAATATAATATCATAGAAATCCCTATTCTCTTAATGTTGTTATTAGGCTTAAGAATTGGAGAAGTCTGTGGACTTAGATGGTCTGATATTAACTTAGAAACCGATTCAATAAGTATTAATCAGATACTTATATATGCAAACAATAAAATAGCATTTAAAGAACCAAAAACACCAAAATCAAAAAGAACTTTATCAGCTCCAAAAGAATTAGTTGAAAAACTAAAAATAGAAAAATTAAAACAAAACAAAATGAAATTGCAAGGCACACTTATAAATGAAAATAACTTAGTGTGTCTAAATACAAATTTTAGACCTTGGATACCAACTGTATTGTCAAAAAACTTTCATAAATTTATTAAAAAAAATAATTTAAAACAAATAAGAATACATGATTTAAGACATACAAGTGCTACCTTATTGCTTTTAGGAGGAACTAATATGAAAGTAGTTTCTGAAAGGCTAGGTCATACAGATATAAAAATAACTATGAATAGATACTCTCATGTTTTAGAAGAAATGGACAAAGAGGCTTCTGACAATTTAAGCAAAATGTTATTTAAATAAAAAAACTGACTGTCAGTTAAATGTCAGTTAAACCCATAAAAGTAGGTTTTGTCAGTTAAATGTCAGTCAGTCGCCTTATACTCTTTTAGTCCAAATACCTGTAAAAATGCACATTTTAGTGTTTATTAATACTTGTTAATATATAAATATTATTTATAAATCGAATAATATCTATAATTATTTTTGTCTTTATATTCTGGAGAAAAAATCCCCATTTTATCGTAAAAAATTAATGTCTGTTTAGATATTCCACACAACTTTGCAAATTCTCCTGTGGTAAAATACTGTTTTTCCAAGGG